GACGGCGTTGCCGACGCGAACCCACGCCTGCTCGATCGTCGACGTGGTCTTGGCGAAATCCTCGTCGATCTTCCTCGAAGCATCGAGAATGGCCTTCGTGACGACATCGGCCGTCAACTCGCCGGCATGCGCCATCTCGCGGAGCTTGCCGATATTCACGCCAAGGCTCTCAGCCATGCCGCGCAGGAGCACAGGCGCGTTCTCGGCGACGGACCTGAACTCCTCGCCAGAGAACCTGTTCGAAGCGATACCCTGAGAGAGTTGGATCGCGGCGCCCTGCGCTTCTGCCGTCGAAGCGCCGCCGACCGCGAAAGCCTTCTGCACCGTCTCGGTGATGCGCAGGAGTTTCTGCTGAGAAAGCCCGAGGTGCTCGGTCGCTCGGGCCGTGCGGGCGTAGATCGTCGTCGTCGCCTCAAACGAAGAGCGCGTCCGTTGCGCCACCTCGAACAGCGCGTTCTGCGTGTTCTTCAGATCGTTCGCATCGGTAGTGACGGTACGAAGCTGGTTGCTGAGGCGGTGGGCGCCGTCGACCGCGCGGATCATATTTGCCGCGAGAGCCGCAGGCAGAAGCCCACCCACGGCCACGCCAGCCGCAAGAGCCGCGCCACGGAGCGCGTCGATCGAGCTTTTCGCCTGTAGAGCACCGAGACCGAGGCTCGTCATACCGCGCGTGTGGATGCCCGCAATCGAACGGTTGAGCCCGCTGATGGAACGGTCGATGCCCGCGACGCTTCGCGAGACGCCTGCGCCAGTGCGATCGACCTGATTGGCAAACGCCGCCAACCCAGCCATGCCGGGGCCGAGCTGCGTTTGCAACAAAATGTTGATGCTGCCAACGCGGGCCGCTGTGCTAACCATCTGATACCTCAAAGAAAAAGGCCCGCCGAAGCGAGCCTTTCTTTATGTGCCGGCCGTGCCGGGCAATGCCTTGCCGGGAAACGACTTGCCCATCCCTGTCTCTCCCTGTCCGCAAGCGAACAGGTTTCTAAAACAACATACCCGAATTTCGTTGTCTTTCCAACATCAGGGCTAGGCTTGTTCGGAGGTAGGCTTTGACCGGATGCGCTCGACGACTTCTCGGAACGAGGGTGGCTTGTTCTCGCGGGTCAGCTTTTCGAGCTTGGGGATCGTCTTCGCCCGCTGGAGCTTGGCGTTCAGCCATGCGACTGTGATCGCCTGCTTGAACTGCTGTGCTTCTTTCTCCGACCGCGCTTTCGCGATGCGGAATATCTCGTTTGGCGTCAGTTCCCAGACGGTGATTGGGTCGATGCCAGATGCGTCAGCAACCGATAAAGATTGCTCTGCAAGGCTTCGTCGAAAGGGATACCGTTCTCCTCCGCCGCCTCCTTGGCTCGCTTTAGGTTCTCGGCATCCTGCTTCTTGCGGGCCTCGATTGCCTCCTCGACGAGCTGGGCATGCGTCTTGCCGAGCCACGATTTCGAGATGGCGTCCATGATCGGCTGGCAGACGCAGGCAAGGTCGAAATCCTCGCGCTGAGTCAGGTCGTGGAAGAACTCCTCGTCATCGCCGACCTTCTCGACCTCACCCTTGCTGGTCCGCTTGCGCAGGCCAATGGCGAGAATCTTGGTGAGATCGGGGAAGGCGCGATCGACGCACGCCTGTTCCATGTCGTTGAAGTAGTCCCGGCCATACTCCGCTTCGAGAGCGGCAATATCGGCCAGGGTGAAGGCGACGAAGTAGCCCTTCCCGATTTCAGGGATGGCTACCTCGCCTTTCAAAGGATTGACTGCCACGGTTCACCTCACGGAGCCTGGGTATAGGAGTCCATACCCGTCTTTTTCAGCGTGAACGTGATCTGCTGAACCCCTTGGACGGGGAACGACTTCGTGACCCCCATGACGAGGGCCGAGAAGTTGTAGATCTCGGTCTCGCCGGGCGCGAGAATCTGGAAATCCAGCACCTCGCCGATCTTCCCCTGAAGGCCCGTGGCGCGATTGTGCGTCGCATGGCCGGGGAGATAGTTGCAGGTCAACGTCATCTCGGCGCCATCCTTCAGCGCGGCGATGTACTCGCGCCGGCCGTTGGGCGACTGATGATTGGTGACTTCGACAAGCTCGATGCTGTCGCCGTCCTCGAAATCGCCGACCTCGCCGATCTCGGTGAATGTCTGAGGGCTGCCGCCGTCGCCTACGCGAATCTTGGTTCCGTAGCCAAGCATGGCTTCCGAATTGGGATTGGCCATCTGAAGTTCCTTTCTTCAAAGAAAAACCCGGCGCGATGGCCGGGCTGGTTTTGGTTGTGAAGGCGGCCTCAGTCGGCCAACCCCTCCTCGTCGGCATACTTGATGCGCTTGCAGACGTGGACTTTCGCTTCCTGCGGGGAGAACGTGGTTCCGAGGCACTTGGGACATTCCCACATCGGCTTGCCCGCCCACCGCTTCTCGACCATGCCGCCCACGCCGGGCACGTCCGCCGCGGTCAGGCGCTTCTTCTTCTCGGGCTCAGGCATGTCCGTCGGCTTCACCGCCGGCGTCGAGCGGCGGCGCTTGGGCTTCTCGTCCGCCAGCATGTTCTCCTCGAACACCTCGAACTTCTCCGGGTGTGCGGAGACGGGATTGTCGTCCTCGGTCATGTCGTCCTCGTGAAGAAAGCTGTGTACTCGGAGATATGGCGGAACACGTTTGGCCCGGCTTCGAAGTCCGCCGCGGTGTTAAAGTGCTCGGTCATCTGGACGCGGCATCCGGCGAGCGTTCCGCGCCAGTCCTGAAGGCGAAGGATCGTCGCCTCGCCAAGTGCAAGAGCCTGCGTGTCGACATCAGCGCGGCACGTCACCCGGATATGAGCATCGAACAGGCCGACCGGCCCGGAATGAGTGTAGTCGCCGCCCTGCTCGATCAACTCCAGAAGGATGTTCGGCCGCTGCGCGTTCTGGTCGACGCGAGCCACGAAGATGCGCGGCGAGATGGCTGGCGCCAACGAAAGCGCCGCCTTGTAGCAGGCCAAAATCTGCATCTACCTGCCCCTGTAGGCGACCTGACTCGCGTAGCTGATGAGCTTGGTGCCGAGTTCGTGCGTCATGATCTTCACAGCCTGATCGTCGTGGGCGAAGAACGCGGGCTCGAGGAACGGTCTCGCCTTGGCTCCGGGATGCATGACGCCCCGCTTTGGCTGCCAGTGCGGCGCAGTGCCCGCCTCGACAAGATGCGCGATCCCTACGCCCCTGCCCGTCGCTGCGATCACCCACTGCGACATCGAGGTCGTCGCCTTCAGCGCGCGGATGCGCATCGAGCGGTAGAGCACCCCGCGCTTGTAGGACTTGTTGACCTTCAGGTTCGCCTTGGCCTTCGCCAGCATCGGAGTCAGAGCCTTGCGGGATGCCTGTCCGACCTTAGCTCGCGGGAACTGCGCAACGCGGCGGATGGCGCGCGCTGTCTGGCGATAGCCCGTGACCTTGCTCATGGCTGCATCGCTGTTCTGACGAGTTCCCACGCCGACCCGTCCTGAATCTCTCCGATCGTCCACTGGCACCACGCCATGCGCCGGAACCATTCGCTCCGATCCGGCGTCACGAGCGGCTGGCTGACATGGTGCGACGTTATGCTGAAAGCCATCGCGCCCTCGTCGCAGGTCACGGCCGGGATACCGGCCAGCACCGCATCCACCGTCGCGTTCGAGTTGTAGGCGATGACGCAGGTCGCCCCAGCAAGGTCGTCAGCGAGCGTTCCGGTTGAAACCATGTACGACGGCACCGGAAACACCTGTCCGCGCCTCACGGCCTCTGGATGGGGCCGGAAACGGGCATCGACGCCCATGCGATCCAGTTCGTCGATCGTGTCCTTCAACCATTCGAGATAGTTCACGTTGAGAAGCGATTGGTCGCCGAGCACCTGCCCCGCGATCAGCCAGTAGCCGTCGAACCGCTCCCATTCCTTCGCAAGATGACCGTGGTTGCTCCAGAACCTTTCGCCCCCGTCCTGCGGCTTAGGAAACCGCGCTCTGCCGTTGAGGCCATCCCAGCCGAGCGAGGTCCAGACGTTCATCCTGTCGCCGAGATAACCGCGCTCCATGACGAGGATCGGCTTGGCGAACCCGGATGATCGAATCCGCAATCCCTTTCTCCAGCCCCAGCAAACCGCGAAGTCCGCAGTCACCTCGGGCCGCTCATGGAATGGCGAAACGGCCACCCCATGCCGCGACAGGCCGGCGCACATTGCTCGGACATGATTGGAGACGTCGCCGGTGCCGGTTCGGCTGAGAAAGACCGCCGCCTTCACGACTTGACGACGCCCCACACTTCCTCACCGTAGGCGACGTGATCGGGGAACATCTCTCGGACGACGCGACCAACAGTAGACCACCAAAGATCATGCCCAAGGATCATCCCGCCTGACCGCACCTTCGGCGCCCATGCCTCGATGTCCCGCCTGACGCCATCCTCGGTATGGTCGGCGTCGATGAAGACGAAGTCGAGCGATCCGTCCTCAACCCTCTTTGCCTGCGAGACGCTGTCGCCTTTGAAGATCAGGCAGCGGCCGTTGTAGCGGCCCATCTTCCGGCACACGTCGAGTTCGATGGCCGACATGTCGAAATCGGAGTAGGTTTCTGCGTTCTCGACATCGCGCAGCGGCAGAACCTTCCACTGGTCCACGCCGATCATGTGAAGCTCGGGACAGGCATCGAGGACGGAGAACAGCGTCTTGCCCTTCAACACCCCGATCTCCGCACCGCGCTTCCATCCGTTCTGCCGAACGAGGTCGATGATGACGCTGCGCTGATCGGTCGGCTTGACCAGATGCGCGAGCCGTGCCCGGTCGCTCAACACCACGCCTTCCTGACCCATTTCGACCTCTCGCGTTCCTTGATCGGATCGTATGGCCCCGACATGAAGCCTGCGATCATCCCCGCCGGCCGCTCCTTGCGGTGCATTGGGCGGTATTGCATGACGCCGCTGTCTTCGCCGAACGTCGGCTGGTTGGGGCCGAGCACATGAGCAACCCACGACTGATCGCCGGTCCAGTACGCGGCGGCCTCTTTCGCTTGTTCAAGCCGATCCGGCGTCAGGGTCGTCCAGACCTCTTGATGAAGCCCAGGCTCCAGAACGAACAGTGACGTGTTGTAAGGCTCGTCGTCGGCACGGTCCCAGATGCGGAACGGCCCGGTCAGCACCGGCGCCAAATCGCCCAGGACGACGACGTCGAGGTCGATCGATGCAAACCGCCCGCCAATCCGCTCATGGAACTCCGGCGACCAGCCCCACAGTTTCGGCAGATAGTCCGGCAGCGCCGAAACCTCCCTCGGCATCACGATCGAGCCGGGATAGTCGAAACTGCCGTCCTGCACGCAGATCAGTTCATGTCCGCCGTGGCGCCGCAGCATCGAGGCGAGCGTGTGGACGTGGCGCTCCTGATACTGCACAGTTCGCTTCCAGAAGCCCTTGCCGCGCCAGAGCCAGCAGACAAACCTCAAAGCACACTCTCCAGAGGCGCCTGCGGCAGCCATGTGATCGTTGAAGCCGGTGAAGCGTTGAGCACCGCTACTCCAAGCCGATCGAGTTCATCGGTCAGCCCGCGGAACTTCCTGCGCCAGTCCGCCGTATCCGACACCATGTCCATCCGCCCCTCGTGCCGGCCGAACCAGTGATCGCGGGCGAAATCCTTGTCGGTGAAGTCCATGCCGACGATGACGATCTCCCGCGCGCCCAACTGCGCCGCGAGGTGGACCGCTTGATAGCCAGAGTTCGATCCGTGCCTCATATGGCCGGGCTCCGGATCGTAGCCTTCCGGCCCGGTATCCCGCATGTGCTGGACGTCGTGGCGACCGAGTCGGTTGAACGAGACCTTCGGCTTCATGAATGACCGGACGCCATCATGAAAGTCCCACCATTTCGCGTCCGCAGCGTAGGCCAGATCGGCGAACCAGCATGGGAATACGGCATCGTTGACCGCGATCACCCGGCAGCGGTCCTTGTCTCGCGCCATGCCGATCGTGCGGACCTGCGCCAGCGACACCGACGGCCCACCGGCGACAACGACAACGCGCTCGCCCTCCCATATGCGCCCCGGCGCGAACAGTGTGCTCATTGCGGGACGTTCGGGTCCAGATCGCCGTAGCGCAGCGGGTTTAGGTTGGCCTGGATCATCACATCGTCCCGGCCGTCCAGATTTGGCATCACAGCGAGAATGTCGAACACCAGCGAGTCAGCGCGGATGCCATGAGGCCCGTAGTCGTGGGTATCGTTGAAGACGATCCTGTGTGTCTCGTCGATGCCCTCAAGCTCAAGGAAATCTCCACGCAGGGTGTGCGACACGACACTCTGAAGCTCGTCGCCCTTGAACACTTCCCTGCCGCGATTGGGCTGGATGCTGATCCAGACCTGCCCGAACTCCACCCACATTACGATGTCGTTCAGCGGGCCGGGCACCGTCACCTTGTGCTGGACGAGAACGAGGTTAGGCGCTTTGCCGGAGCGGATCATCACCAGCCGCCGTTCAGGTCTGTGCCGTTGGGCACGCGCAGTTCCTTCACCAAGGAGTCCACGCCAAACTCAATTTTTTTGGCAACCTGCATGATACGCGGTTCATTGTAGGTAGCCTCACGGCTACTGATCCACGATGCCGCTAACAGGTACGTCGCCTGACGAAGCGCGGCGGGTACTTTCTCGGGGTCATCGGCGCCGACGACGTATTCGATCTCCATCGTGCCAGCCTGCTCGACCAGTCCGGTGTCGATCGTCGGGAGCATGCGGTCGATGCGGACACGATCGTTAGGATCAGAAAGAACCTGCTCAGTTCCACCGGCGGCTGCATACTTGATCGAGGTGATCGTCTTCAGCGGTGGGCGAGGAAGCTGCACGGAAGGCAGGATGCGGCGCAGGCGCAGAACGAACGTCTGCTGCATGAGCGCAAGGTTCGCCCGCTTCTCGACGTACTCATCGGCGGCCTTGATCCAGAACTCGATCAGTTCGTCCTCCGACCCGTGCCTGATCCTCTTGCCGGCCTTCACCAGGTCGACGCTGATCGACGTCGCGGTGGCCGGCGTTTTCAGCGTCAGATCCATTTCGACCTCGATCCAGATAATCGCCCGGCCGGATCATGCGATCGGCGTAGCGTGCGCCCTTGTTAGGCATCGGCCGGCTGCTCGGCAGGCTTGGTGGCGGCTTCCATCGCCTTCTCGATCTCGGCGGCCAGGCGGGCCGCGCCCCAGCGAGAGTCGGCATCCTTGCCGGTCATCTCCTTGAACTCCTTGCGGAGACTGTCGGTGGCCGATCCGGGAACCACCTGATCCACTTCCTGCTTGGCCGGATTGAACTTGCGGGTGGTGATCTCGGCGCCATCGCCATCGGCCGGCTTCTCGGCAGGCGCGTCCTGTCCGGGCAGCATCGCATAGCCCTTCTTCACCAGTTCCTTGGCGATGGAGGGCAGGAAGCCGGCGCTCTCACCGGCAACGTTGCTGGCGTAGTTCTTGGTCAGCTTCACGACGACGAGGCCGCGATGGTTCGGCTGAAACGGCTTGCTCATGTGCTTGATCCTTGCTGGAGGGAGCGAGCGGCCCGGAGGCCGCCCGCGCTCATGCCTTCAGGGCTTAGTAAGCGCCCCAATCGACGCCGGTGATGTTCACGACGGCGCCCGTGTGCCGGATGTCGGCGTCGTGGTGCGTCAGCGCCCGAACAAGCGTCACGTTACGCTGGAAGGCCGAATGAACGGTGCCAGACACGTTGTAGGACGCTTCCTCCGACACCTTGAACGACAGGCCGGAAGCCTCGCCGAACAGGACATGGTTGAAGTCGATCAGGTGGATGTCGGTCTCGTCGCCGCTGGTGCCGAGGTTCGCCGGCATGACAGTGGTTTCGTAGACCGGCTTGCCACGAAGACGCGGACCACCGGCGTCCGGGCCGTACTGGATTTCGGGATAGACGCGGTTGCCGTTCCCGTCGCGGAGGCCGGACAGGAAGATGCGGGTGCGAGGGTGCATGATCCACGCGGCGCGACGGCCGTTGACCTTGCGGTTGCGCATTTCCGTCTCAGCCCTCGCCAGCGTCGCCTCGATGTTGTGGATGATCGAAGTGAGGTTGGTGATCGCGGCGAAGGACGGAACGCCCGAGATGCGGGTGATGCCGAGCGGCGTGTTGGACAGGCCAGTGCCGCGGAGCAGGTTGAGGTCCATCAGTTCGCCCAGCGCGCCGCGCATGTCGTCCTGGATGAAGCTCTCCATGCCGCCGATCGACCACGCCAGCAGTTCGTTCGAAGCGGGAACGATGACGGACAGACGCTTGGCCGAGAGCGTCACTTCGCGGAAGGTCTGCTGCTCGACGCCGATGTCCGATGCTTCCGCGCCGTAGCCGCCGGTCACGCCGGTATCGCCCGCCGGGATGGTCAGGTTGCCGTTCGGCAGGCCGACGCGACGAGGGCCACCGGCCAGAAACGCCGAGTCCTCGCGGAGGATTTCGATGATCTCGTCCTTCAGGGGCGTCGGCACTGCATATCCACCGGCGGAGGGCGTGGTCGAAACCAGTTCCTTCACCATGCCGCCGAAGCCGTGCTTCTCAAGCTGCTCCATCGGCGTCGAACGCTCGTGGTGCGCCGCGATGATCGACGTCACGGCCAGGCCGAGCTTCTGAACGGCGGTGAGCGCCTTCTTCGGATGGGCCGGCGTGGCGGGGGCCTCGTCAACCGGCTGGGCAGCGGCCTTCACCGCGTTCTCGGCGCGCTCGGCCAGCGCGATCTTGGCATTGATGCCGTCGATCTCGTCCAGCGCCTTCTGAAGCGCGTCGGTGTCCTCGGCAGTTGCGCCGTCGGCGAACGCCTTGGTCTGGAGGTCGCTCAGGCCCTTGGTCTTGTCCGCGAGGGCCTTGCGAAGTTCGGCGAGAGACATGTCTCGGTCCTTTCTTCAAAGAAAAACCCGCCTCGTGGGGCGGGTCGTGGTGGTGATCCTCGCGGATCGTGGATCGGGTCGCCCCGATGGTTTACGCGGCCTCGGGAGCCGCGATCTTGGCAAGGCGCTCTTTCAGCGCCTTCTGGACTTCGGGGTCGGCCGGGATGGGTGCCGGGTCGGGTTCGGGCTCGGCCGCCTTGAACATGCCGCGGATGCCGTCGACCAGCTTCGTCAGCGCGCTCTTGCGCTCCGGCTCGGCGATCTCCTCGACCTTTGGCTCGAAATCCTTCAGGAACTCCTCGACGTTGAGTTCGAGTTCCTGCGCGACGGGATCGGGCGCGATGGCTTTCGTTTTGCCTTCATCGTCGATGACAATCTCGACGGAAACGGGCTTCTCGACGGCGCTGGCTGCCTTCTCCATGCGTTCGGCAATAGCTTCGAGCCGGTCCAGTGACTTCTGGTCGAGTTCGATGGTCGTGGTGAGGATCGACGTCTTGTCACCGGTCGCGGCTTTGTGCGCCGCCTCAATCTCGGCGCGCGGCACGATCAGGCCGGCTGCCGTCTTGGTGTAGGTGTCGAGAACTTCCTCGAGGAAGTCTTTGGCGAGCATGTTTCCCTCTTTGATCGACCGCGCCAACGCCGCGGGGTTAGAGGGAACAGCGACGATGCTACACTCGTACATTTCCCATTCGAGGATGTCGTAGGCCCAGGTCGGCTCACCCTTGTCGTCGAGCTTTCGCTCAAGCTTCGTTGGCATGAAGCCGATCGAGGCAGCGCGCAGGATGCCCTGCTCGAGAAGGCCATAGGCCATGTCGATATGCGGCGCCGTTCCCTCGGCCGCGAGCGTCGCCTTGCCCTCAATCCGCTTCGGCTTCTTCTGGACATCAGACCAGTTGCCGAGGATCAGATCGCTGCGGTGGTTAAGAAGGCAGATCGGGTTGCCCTCGAACCGGGTCAGGTCGGCGCCCTTGGCCCGCACCGTGTCGCCGTAGCTGTCCGTGGTTTCGTCGGTCATGACGAAGACGGCTGAGCGGGTCTGGCCATCAAAGGTCTTCGGCATCTTGGCCGCGCGGTAGACGATGCCGTCGTTCACGCTCAGCGAGCGCTTCGACAGGTATTCGTCGATCGAGATATTCGGCATCGCTGCCTCCTCAGTTCTTCACGAGAGAGAGGACCGGCGCTTTCGCCTTGTCCTTGTCGTCGGTCTTCTCGGCATCCTCGTCGCCGGGCGCATTGCCGCCGGCCTTCAGGATCACCTCGTTGTTGGTGTCGGTCATCACGAAGTTGCCCGAGAACAGATAAACCTCGCCGGCCGGGCCGATGGTGTTGAAGCCCAACTCGTCGAGCGCCTGGTTCTTCGTGATGAGCCCGGTCTTCCACTGGTCGTTGATGACCTTCTGGCGCTGCTCGGGATCGGCCGCATAAGCCTGATCCTTGTCGAACATGATGAAATACTCGGCCTGCTCGTCCTCGGTCAGCAGGACGGGGTGCAGCGCCTCGGTGATCGCATCGAAGATCGGCACGAGCGAATCCGTGACATACGCCCTCTCATAGGGCGTCACGTTGTCGTACTTCACGCCGTCGAACAGATAGACCTTGTGCGGCGGCACGCCGTAGAAGCGGCAGACGTCGGTGAAGACCGCGTTGTTCGCCTTCAGAAATTCGGCGTCGGCCGCCGTCTGGCTCATCTTCTCGACCTTGGGCGACTGGCCGCTGATGCCCTGCCCTTCGAGGATGAACGGGACGCCTTTCTCGCGCGCCTTCTTGGCCTGCGCCTGCAAGTCCTTGTTGAGCCGCTGCCACTGTTCGTCGGTCAGGCCGTCAGGGAACGTCAGCGCGAGGATCGGCATGCCGCCGTTGCTGAAAAGATCGCTCTGGAACTTCTGCATGTTCGAGATGAGGTCGAACGCGCCCTTGGCAACGGCCGAGGTGGCGATCGGGTCGAGACCATTCATCGACCGCAAGCGGATATGAGCCATCTGGTCGTCGAGAAGGCCACCGGCCGCCCAGCCATACTGCGCCTGCGCGTGCTGGCCGTTGGCCGTGACGTCGTAAACGTAGCGGCGCTGCTTGGGCTCGACGCGCACCGTCACGTCCGGGTGCGGGATTCCCTGAATCTCCAGCAACTCGCCGGTGCGCTTGCGGCGCGCAGCTACGTAATACTGCGATGCCGTGACCAGATGCGCCGTGGCGATGCGCAGGAACTCCTTCACGCCGTAATAGCGGCTCGTGCGGCCGGCGAGCATCTTCGCGACCGGGTGATCCGTCGGCTCAACGATCTCGGCACCGCCCTTCTTGCGGCGGTAGAGATATGCCGGCGTCTTCGCGACGTCCCGCGACAGCACATCGATGCACTTCAGGCTGATCGCCAGACGAAGCATCGCAGAGCGCGAGCCCGCGGCGACATAGCCCATCTGGAACAGGTCGCCCAGATTGGTCGTCGTCCAGAGGTGGTCGTCGCTGGCGCCGAACGCGCGGACGGCCACCGGCGGCTTCTTGTCGGCGTTCTCAGACATCGACCATCCTCAAACCGCGTGTGACCATCGGAGACGGTCGCCTGATCTTGCTCATGTCAGCATGTTCGAGCGCCAATGCGTGCGCCTGGACCATCGCATCGAAAGAGTCGATCTTCAGAGGGCTATGCTCGCTGACCTTCTTCGGCAGGATCAGCCCGGCGGTGTTGATGCCGCCGATCACGTTGTCGACGCACCAAGCGAAAACTGGATCGCCTTGGTGGACCAGCCCCTTAAACTTGCCCACAGCGCGGGCGATCACGTCCTTTGTGGGCTCAGAGTAGTTGGGCGCGTTCTTGCGGAACGAGAGAACCGGCTTGCCCTTCTTCGCCAGCGCAGCCATCAGCGCGTTGGCCTCACGGTCGTCGATGGCGATCGCCTCCACCTTGAACTTGTCGCACAGGTCGAGAAGATCAGTCTCAAGCTCCTCGTAGGTGTGGTGGCTGCCCGGTGTGAACTCCAGCCAGCCGTCCTCGTGCCACTGCTGGTAGTAGTCGCGCAGTTCCTCGTCTTCCCGCCACGGGCCGAACTCGGGCACATAGTGCCGGGCGAAGAAGGCGACCTTCCCGTCCAGAACGAACTCGATCACCCAAGCGACCATGTCGTTCCGTGTGGCGAGGTCGACGCCGATCCATGCCCGCTCGCCGGTGAAATCGTCCATCGACAGGGCGATGTCCTTGCAAGCCTCCCAAGCATCACGAGGAATGAGCTTCTGCTCGCCCATGCCCCAGATGTTGAACCGGGTGCGCAGCAGTTCGGCCTTCTTCACCGGATCGCGGCCGTGAAGGTCGAGCATTTCCTCGGCCACGGCCCCCTCGATCAGCGATACGCCGTAGCAGGGATTGGCCTTGCGGATCGCAATCTCGCGGTCGAGATGCGCCATATCCTCCTGATCGACCGTCCAGATCGCGGCGAACAGCCTGTCGCGACGTAGTTCCCCCTCTAGAACTCGGGTCGCTTCCTGCCGCTGGTCCCAGCCGGGCCCGAAGGCATTGTAGCCGGCCGTGCCGATCTGAATGAACAGCGCCTCGGGCCGAGCGCCCTGCGCACTCTTCATCACCTTGAAGATGTCGACCGGGACGCTATGAAATTCGTCCGCGACAACAACTTTCGGATCGTGGCCGTCCTGATGCTTGCCTTGCGACGTCAGCACCAGCGCGTAGGAGTTGGTCTCGCCGACGTTGAGCTTCTGGCTCGTGGCCGTGATCCCGTAGTGGCTTTCCAGAGCGGGCTGGATTTTCACCATCTCCCGCATCGGCTCCAGAACCTTCTGTGCCTGGTTGGCCGTCGGCGCGATGATGAACAGGTCGTCGCCGTGCTTGGCGTTGACGCAAAGCTCGTAGAGCGAGATGCCAGCCGTCAGGAACGACTTCCCGTTCTTTCTAGGCACCTCCAGCATCACCGTGCGGACTAGGCGGGCGCCGTTCTCTCGCTTGTTGGCTGAGACTACCCGGAAGCCATAGACCGCGATGACAACCCACATCTGCCACGGCTCGAGAACGACGGTGTCGCCAGCAAGGTCTCCTTTTACGTGCGGCAGACGCTCGATGAACGCGCAGGGCTCGATCGCGCTGGCATCGCACCAGTAGAACCCAGCCGAGCCCGAGTGCGCTTCCTCGTACATCCGCAGAAACCGCTTGGCGGCCTGCACCATGTAGCGGCACGACGGGATGCGTTGCGCAGCGACGAGCTTGGCGTAGGCGACGCCCATGCTGACGTAATCGGGGTATTTTCTGCCCTCGAACTCAACCTGAGCGCCCTGATCGAGCGCGTTTCGCGAAGCCAAATCCTTCAAAGGGATTTTCGTTACTCGCGCCCGGCGACTGGATTTCATCGTTCAAGCCCAACCTGTCGAGCTTCATCTTGGCAGCGCGCATCATTTCCGTGGCATAGCGCGGCGGGCTCTTGCCTGCGGCATATGCCTTGATGACGACGTCTTTACCGATTGCATAATTTTCGGCGTGCTCGCGGTTCGGGATCGTCAGAAGCCCGCGCTTGAGCAGCATCCGGCAGTAATTTTCGTAAAGCTCCTGCGCCGTCTTACAGAGAGGCACGGAGCACGGCGGGATGTCGGAATACCCCTCCATGAACAGCTTTTCAGCCGTATCCAGCGCATCGACGAGGCGAAGCTCAGCCTTCTTTCTCGGAGTCTTCGCCATCGAACAGCGCCTTGAGAGGCCCGAATTTCATGATCTGGAACGCAATCGGCCTCGTCTCGGGATGCTTCATCCAGATCGGCAGCATCTCCAGAGCGTTCGTCTTCCGGGCGTAGTCTTCGATACGTCGCTTCAACCCATTATGGTGCTGGTGGCACTGAGCATCGAGATTGGACCAGTCGAGCCGCCTATCGGGAGCGTCAGCTACTGGAACCATGTGGTCGATCACGTCGCACAACGTCAGGTATCCCCGACGTCTGCACTCCTCGCACTGCCCCTTCACCGACTTTCGATAATCGGCGGCCAGGAGTTCCCAATCCCTGTCATACCCACGGGACTGCCGGCTGCCGCGGAAACGTTCGCGCTTCCTGTCCCGCTTCGCTTCCTCGCGCTTCGGGGCGCTGCTACGCCGAAATGACGGGATGGTCATTTGGCCGCAGATTGCACGTCTCGCGCCCGCCGCAGCAAACCCTCCAGATAATCCACCGGCAGCATGCACGGTCCATCCGACAGTGCATTGTCAGGGTCGTCGTGCGTTTCGATGAACAACCCGTCTGCCCCGGCGGCCATTGCGGCCAGAGCCAGCGGTGCGATCATCGCGCGGTTACCGCCAGACGACGTGCCGAGTCCGGCCGGCGACTGCACCGAATGCGTCGCATCGAAGATCATCGCGCTGACGTGGGGCCGCATCACAGCGAAGGACCGCATGTCGACCACGAGATTGTGGTAGCCGAAACTGGATCCACGCTCTATCGCCCAGACCGGAGCAGGCCCCGCCTTTCGGGCGGCATGCTCGATGTCCTCCGGGGCCATGAATTGCCCCTTCTTAATCGAAACCACCTTCCCTGACCTGCCCGCGGCCGCGATCAGGTCAGTTTGTCGAGACAGCAGCGCCGGAATCTGGATCACGTCGACGACAGGAGCGATTTCGGCAACCTGCCACGGCTCATGAACGTCGGTGGTAATGCGCAGTCCCATAGCCCGGATTTCAGCGAAGATCAGGATCGCCTCGTCAAGCCCGACACCGCGCGGCGATGCACCAGATGTCCGGTTCGCCTTGTCGAAGCTCGCCTTGAAGATGATCTCCTGCCCAACGCGCTGCGCAATTTCGGCAATTCGCTCTGCCATCATCAGGCAGTGGTCGCGACTCTCGATTTGGCAGGGTCCAGATATGATGATCATACCGGGAATGCGTCCGTGGGGGCTTCGACGACGCCACCGGCGTCAGCGCGAACAATGTCCGCGTGGTTCATCTCCGGCCAATAGAGCTCGATCAGTTCGCAGTCCTTAAGGCACTCGAAACGGTGCTCGATGCCAGGGGCAACCTTCGTGTAATCGCCGGGACCAAGGATGGTCTCATCCACCAGTCCTGACGGCTGCCAGACGCGAACCAGAAGCTCGCCGGAGATCACATAGAAACCATTCCACTTGAACGAATGGCAATGCCTTGAACATCGCATGCCCTTCTTGATCGAGGCGTGGTGCATCTCGGCAAAGCCGTTTTGCTCTACCGCGATGGTAGAACCCCACACCTTCCCGCTAACCTGCATGGAGACACCCTGCGATCTGCCGTGCCTCAACCAGATCGGCCGGCGTATTGATTTCTGTCGGGAACGTATCGACGTCAACAACGCGGATCGAGAAGCCAGCTTCAACCGCTCGAAGTTGTTCCAGCCTCTCGTCTATCTCTCGTGGCGACTGTGGGAGGGCCGCGAACCTCTCAAGCGCCTCGCGACGATAGCCGTAAATGCCGATGTGCCTATTAGCCGCAACGCGATGAAACACAGCGGCATCTACGAACTCACCACAATGAGCGGCCGTCACCATGTCAGAACTGCCGGACTCTATAGCAGACGCGACCATCCGAACGATTGAAGGGCTGACGAACGGCATGTCGCCCTGCTGGTTGATAACGAACTCGTGGCTCCTATTGGGGTCCACCAGTGCCGATGCCTGAGCAACGCGATCCGATCCGGTGGCACACCGCTCACTGGTAACGACCGCATTCCCACCGGCATCTGCGATCAGACCGCCGATCAAAGAAGAATCCGTTGCCACCCAGACCGGCCCTACATCAGCTTCAACTGCACGGCGCCAGCAATGGAGGATCAGCGGCACTCCACCGATCAGCGCAAGCGGTTTCTCCGGCAAACGCGACGAGCCTAGCCGTGCCGGGATAATGACCAGCATGATTGCCTACCGATGGATAAGGACCGGCGCCGCCGCTTACCTGGCCACAATGAACCGCCGCAAGACGGCCGCCCCGCACCAGATGCTTCTCAGGACACGAGCGAGCAGCCTTTGACCTCGTAGCCGGGATCAGAGGAGGAGGTACGCAGGGCGATGATGTGGGGATTTCTTGCGTCCGGTGACACGAATCGGACGATGCCTGCACTAATCCCGCAGAAAATCGCAAAGATCAAGCGCCCATCGGGAGATTTTCGGCGATTTCATGCCCAAAGCATTCACATGATGCATGAAGTTTGCGCCGCATGACTTTGATCCCGTAAAACTTTGCGTCATTCATGCCAATGATGAAATTTTTATGCGAGAGAACAGCGCCAAGTCTGGCTGTTTCCCTCCATGCCGAAGAGTGAGTCGCCAGCCTCATCAAGCAGCGGCCCGCCGTTGTGGCCGAGCATCGCCTGCTGCATCACGGCGTCGTCTACAGGCTCATAGGGATCGTCGAGCCACCAGACGCGATCTCCGCCGGCAAAGCCAATGCGGACGATGTCGCCGCGGAGAATACGCTGGCGGACGTGGTCGACGGACACGTCACTCGACAGCTTCGAAGACTGGCCGGTTCGCCAGAACCAGCAGCACGTCGGCGTGGCACGTATAATGGGGACCGTCCGGACACCAGCAGGCAAGATTCCGTCCGCGCAGTGGGGACACATCAAGCTTCAGCGCGCCAGTCCGTAGATCATAGGCGAAAGCCTCGACTGCTTGCTCTCGGCACCACTGCTTGCGTTCATGGGCGAACCACAGCTCGTCCTTTTGAGAGTTCGCGTCGTCGAGCCAGTCGCGCCAGTCATACGGGTTGCCCCACTTCGTCGGCCGCGCCACCACGACCGCCGGCAGACCGTTCACGGCAAGAGAGTGCTCCTGAAGATTGAACCCGGCGCGTCGCGAAAGCTGAAGGCGAACCGGCTTAGGCATGTCCTGCCACCTCCCCGATCGCATCCCTCGGATACATGGCGCCGACCTCGCGACCGAACGAGCACGCTTCCGATGCCGAAAACACAGCCGTCGCGAAAATAACGCCGCTCTCGTCATGCAAGCGCAGGATGAACTGGTCGCATCCGCAGGTGCAGCGATAGTAGGTGACGTGGTGGGCGGCCTCGCAGTCATGCGCGATGCGATCCTGCTCAGACATCGGCTTTCTCCTTCACAACCTTGACCTTGGTGACGACGCCCGTGCGGCGCTCCTTGGCGATCTCGCGAGCCTGGGTGGGGTTCTCGGCGTCTACGTCGAGCGTGGTGCCGTCCGAGTAGTGAAGCCGGAAGATCATGCGAACCTTCCCTCGTAGGGCGACATATCGCCATTGTACGGACGTGCATTGGAATGGACCGGGCCAAGCTCTTCGGTGCATCGGGCGCAGCGGTAGTGCTCGTAGACGCACTCCATCGCCACGAAATCGTACTTGTGCGCCCATGATGCTCGCGCGTCGAAGCGCATGAACCGCCCACAATCGTCGCATTTGCCGTTCGCGTCACTCACAGAAAGTCCTCCATGTCCAACTGCCCGCCCCTGTTTCGGCGCGTGCGAGCTGCGTTGCGTGCGTGGTGTTTGGCGTCGAGGCGGAGGTGATGCCGCTGGCAGAGGTGCGCCAGGTTGCCGTCCTCGTTGCAGGTTTCGTCATGGTTGATGTGCGCGACCGTCAGAACGATCTTCAGCACCTTGTGCGCGCCGAACTCCGACGTGCAGCGCATCTTCGCCATGTGCAGGCCAGTCTCAGCGCAGAAGACTTCGCAGGACTCGAGCACCATGTATGCGTCTCGGCCGCGGTAGGAGCCGCGAGCGATCATCGTCATGTGCGGGGCGCCGCAGGTCTCGCAGCGCCAGCCCGATCGCTCGCCGATCCTCTTGCGGATCGCGCGCCACTCCGGAGACTTGATCGAGCCGCCGGGATACCTCGCCATGTTCTCGGGCTTGATAGGCATCAGTCAGCCTTGATGACGACGATCTTCTCTGGCGGCACCATCCGGCTCAGCGTGTCGACCGGGCTCTCGCGACGGCCGTGCGTGCCCTCGGCCACCTCGACGGTATCGCCATAGGCCGCAACCGCCTTTGCCGCAGCAGCCTTGAAATCAGCCTCGGCTTCGGCCTGCGACGGCATGTCGGGGAACTGGCGATAGCCCTCCTCGACATAGGCGTCCTTGGTCGGCTCGTGGACGAGTTCATGCGTCCAGAGCGGCGAGCCGAAGAGATGTGAGGCTATCTCCTGCATGTCGGAGAACGTCATGTCGTGCGTGAGCGCGATGCCGGTGATCGTCGAGGCAACGCGCAGGGTCGGAAAGGTCTTCGTTCCCATCTATGCCTCCTCCTCGCTGTCGACCTTGCCATCGAGCGGCGCGGGCGGAGGTTCGACGGGAACCAGCGCGCCCGGCCCTTCGGCCTTGAGGCGATCGAGCGTTTCGATGTCGACCGGGCCGTCGATGGTGATGACCTTCGGAGGAACGACCGTCACCTCCTTTGCCGGCCAGATCACGTAGCTGCCGTCGGCCAGCTTCACCCAGAGCTTGTCGACGTCGCTGGCGAGAACCTTGCCCTCGCTGCCATTCGTCCACCGCACGCGCTCTCCAACATCGATCCGCGGAGCGATGAGCGTGACTTGCTCCAGCTTCAGCCAAAGAGCCGAATGATGTCCGTCGATGTCGACGAACACGCGGCCGCTGTCTTCATCCGGGCGGCAGTCGTGTCGGACTTTGCCGGTCAGGCCGACAATGTCGCCTTCTCGAAGGAGCGCGGTCATGCCGCCCTCCGGACATAACCGATCTTCTCCGAGGTGCGGTCGAACTTGCTGCGTACCGCGGCAGGCAGATCAACGCCGGCCGCCTGCGCGAGCAGATCGAGGTAGATGAACGCATCGGCCAGTTCGTCCGCGAGCATCGCCCGAAGCTCCTCCGGCGTCTCCTTGTTGCCGGGGATGCCATCGCGCACGCGGTTGAGCTTCTTCAGAACATTGGCCGCCTCGCCAAGCTCACCGAGCGTGGCCGTCATCCAATCCGACAGGCTCCAGTCCGACAGCGGATGATTGAAGCCGTTGCTCGCCTCGCAGCGCGCCCGGTTCTCTATGCTGAAGTCTCGCAGGTTCATTTCAGGCTTCTCCATTGAGGTTGAGGGGTTAGGCGGCGCGACTTTTCACGCAACGCAATCCAAGCGGTCTTGAAACCGCCGGCGGGCGACATCAGATCAAAGCAAGCCGCAGTGAACTGGCGGCTTAACCATTGGAATCGTTCGTCAAAAATGAGGGAGATATGAATACCGGAGACTTCGCGAAGCCCGTCTACCTGAAGGACGGAAAGTACCTGATCCGCGAGATTTCCAATGTCATCGACGCGATCGAGTTCCTTGAGGAATGGCCCGAAAAGAGCCGGGACGTCCTCCACGAGGCCGCGCTTCGAACCTGCATCATGGCCCACGATGGCCTGAAGCCGATCAAGGTCGCACGAGACGCCATCCGGGCTTTCGGCAAGAAGAAGGGCATCCTTGAGAAGGAACCTGCGGTTAAGCCGTGGATGGTCAAGCCCACGTCGGGCGGCCGGGCTACCGCATAGCCGACCCGTGTGGGTGGTGCAGGTGGTCATGCGTCCTGCTCCACCCATAGCCGATCGTCGATGACGGCGTCCGACCATGGACGAAGATCGGCCGCCTCAAGCGCAGCGCGGTTCTCAGGCGTGTCGAGGACGATCTTGATGTCGTAGTTGTCTCCGAGGGCGCCGACGCAGCGGGTTTGCTGAAGCTGCTCACGTAGGTCCGAGTTACCCTCGAACGTCAGGCAGTGACCCTCGACTGACCAAGCGCCGAACGTGTCCTGGCGATAGAACTTGCCGGACTTCCACAGTTGCTCGCGAAGCGCGGATTGCGGATCGACCTTCGTGATGTGGCCGTTCTTCCGATTGCGCCAGACGAATTGGCCGTTCCGGTTAATGGTCTCCAGCACCACCTTGCGCGACAGGCCGGCAGTCGAGGCAATCTCCGATATCGTGGTGTGATCCTTGAACTTCAGGAGCGCGCGGATCGTGGCGAGGACGGGCATGCTCATGCCGCACCTCGCGCGAAAAGCGGAGCGTCGCCATCTATCCGACGCCGAGCCATCGCCGCATATTCCGGGTTGAGTTCGATCAGGACGGCGTCCCGCTGAAGACGGTCGGCGACAAGGCCCGTGGTTCCAGCGCCGCCGAATGGATCGAGGACCGTGCCGTCATCTGGGCAGCCGGCTTTGATGCAAATCTCGGCCAGATCTTCCGGCATCGTAGCGAAGTGCGCCTCGCGAAAGTTTGGCGGGGCGAGATGCCAGACGCTACGCAGGTTTGCGCCGCCGGCCATTTGCTCAGCCTTGGGCAGCGCATCCCATCTCTCATTGAACCCGGCATGTCGCCTGGTGTGACCACGCTGCTTGTCCGAGCGAGCGACAGCCTTCATTGAGCCGTTCGTCTTGCCGGGAACGCGATTACTTCCGGCTTGGGCGTCAACATTCTGCGCAAGCCGGGAAACCGAACTTGGTGCCAATTGCGTGCGAACGGCTTCAGCGTCGTAGAAGTACGTTTCCGACTTGGAGAAGTGAAAGACGAACTCATGGGCGCAGGTGGTTCGATCGCTCACGCTTTCCGGCATAGGCCGCTTCTTGAACCACACATTATCCTGGCGCAGCACCCAGCCGTCAGCCTGAAGAGCCAACGCCACCTTCGCGGGCATGAGCATCTTCTGCTTCCCGGCTCCATAGCTATCGCCGAGATTGAGCCAGAGCGTGCCATCGTCACGAAGGACGCGACGCACCTCACGGAAGACGGCCACCATCTCGTCGACGAAGGCATTGGGCGTCTTCTCCAGCCCGATCTGTCCGGCAACGCCATAGTCGCGAAGGCCGAAGTACGGCGGCGAGGTTACGCAGCAGTGGACGGACTGGTCGGGCAGCGACCGCAACACCTCACGGCAGTCGCCGGTGATGATCTCGACACTCATGCCGTCTGTTCCCACGGCTGGTCCGTCTGCTTCCGATAGAGCGCGATGCAGGCCAGAGCGACCGTTCGCGGGCATCCGCGCTGCCGGTAGTTGCTGATCGAGTTGTCGGAGACGCCGAGCGCCGCAGCCGCCTTCTGGCCGCTCATTCCGATGGCGTCCTGCCATGCTCGGAACTGCGCTGCGGACCAGAATGACCGAGTTTTCGCGCCTGTTTCAGCCTGATTACCAATCGCAGCCATATCGAGGGGTGTTTCCTGCCGTCTCGTTGGGATTGGCATCACACGTATACGCATTATGGCCGTTTGGCAATACGTATCGTAGCGATCATCGCAATCATGGAAGATGCGCCCACCCCACCAGCCAGAAGGGTGTTTTTTAGATTGAAGAATAAATCTCTCGCCGCGCCGGTCCTGAGCTAACCGACTGTTTTTTTAACCGCGAATGGGGTGGGGGTTCATCGTCGAGGGCCTGGCCGCCGAGATGCTGGCGTCACTTGGCACGCGGCTTGCTATCGTGCGCGCCCGTGCTGTTCATGGCTTGGGTGGCGTCAATATTTTTTGCCGTTTGGCATTTTTATTATTGCCAGAAGGCACCGCTCATGCTTCTATGTGTTCAGGCAATGGTGCCTACCGATAGAGGAACCCCTTTCATGTCTCATGGTCTCAATGTCCGCGATGCCATAGCCCAGGCATACGTAGCCGAGGCGGCTTGGATGGATGAGCTGCGCCGCGTTCATCCGCGCCTTGCGAACGCGCGCTATCTGCCCGAGGGCAAGGGCGAGCCGGGCACGCTGCTTGCCGCGCTTCACGCCTTCCATCGCGCCGCCAGCGACGGCATGCACCAAGCCTTTGAGGCTGCGCGCGAGGCTGACCGCAAGGCGAGGGCTGCGACATGAGCAAGCCCGACCTCACCTATTCCGCGCCTGATGGCATCTGGACGCGCTTCTACCCTGAAACGGATGCAGGCGAGGAAGCTTGGCAGGTCATGGCTGAGGCAGACCCGCAAGGCGTGGTCGCGTTCCTCGCGCCGCAGGTTCCGGGCGTGCTGGCGCAACTGCGCGCCGCCGGCCTCACGGTTCACAAGGCGAAGCCGCACAAACCCATGACCGATGCCGAGCTAGACGCGCTTCTAGCCGAGCTGGACGGACCCACAACCTAGCGCCTTGCGTAACCGGCGCGCGCCGCCGGTTATCTGGTCGCTAGACCTGCCGATTGTGGCAACCGATGAAAGGAAACCGACATGTCGAAAGTAGTGAAAGTTGACGCGAAAGCCCTCGCTCTTTGCGCCGTGAAAGCCGAACGCGCCGAAGACCTGACGCTTGAGGAAATCGACGCGCTGGTGGGCTGGTGCGACTGTCAGAACGCGGACCTGTGGGACGGCATGGGCCTACAGGAAATTCTCAACGTCTACCGCGCAACGGCCGAATACGTGACGTTCGAGGCGTGGGCGGATGAAGATTGGCGCGCGGCCTACAAGGCATGGAACGCCGCTGTCATCAAGCCCGGCAACAAAATGAAGCCCCGCAGTTTCTAGCGCCTTTTTCAGCGCCGCCGCGCGTGGCGCTGCGATGGTCGCTAGACCGCCACAGGGCAATCGTGCCCGCCTATCGAAGGAGTCGACTATGAGCAAGCTCGAGACAGCCACGCGCCGCGATACGTTCGCCAACAGGCCGGAAGGCCGAGTCCGTCGCGATGAACGCCGCAAGGCAATCGGCGGCAAGCGCGCTTTCGCCTTTATGGCGTCGGTGTAGGGAGGCGAGGAAATGCCTACATTCAAGATCGACGTCGCGATGGACGTTCGCGCTTACGGATATGTCGAGATCGAAGCCGAGAACATCGACAAGGCCGTGGATCTGGCAACGCCGGATTTCATCGCCGAGAACTTCGACCTTCGCGGCTCCCCTCACGATTACATTGACTATTCGTCGCCCCGCGACATCTGGCTTGCGGACTTCGAATGCGAGGAAACCGGCGAGGAAGGCGCAATCGAAATCGATCTGCCCAATTCGCACTACCCCGGCGGTCTGGCGCATGACGCCGCGCCCGACATGCTGGCGGCGCTGAAAGAGGCGCAACGAATGATCGGCGCCTATGTCCTCCTGCTGGAGCGCGGGCGCAATGAAACCGACGCCTCCCATGCCCGATACGTCGAGCGGCAGATTGCTGAAATCGTCGCGAAAGCCGAGGGCGCGGCCTAACCCGCCGCCCCTGCCCTAACCCGAACCGAAACAGACCGCTTGCCGCGCGATTCAGCGCCACGGCGGAGCTATGTCGAAAGGAACTGTCATGAGACAGGCAATCGTCACGAAGTACCACGGCCCGACGAACACGCGCGGAAGCTGTATCACCGCCCGCGCCGAGGCCGGTGCCGTCACCGTCGATTACGACCACGCCCTGAACGCTGGCGAAAATCACCTCGCCGCCGCGCTCCGCCTGGCTGAAAAGCTCGACTGGCAAGGCGAATGGTTCGGCGGCGGGCTGCCGAGCGGCGGTTACTGCTTCGTTTGCGCCGATCACGCGCCGGACTCGGCCTTCAAGGTGGAGGGCTGACCGATGATCCGTGCATATATCGGCGTCGATGGCGTCACCTATCGCCAGTTGATCGAGCCTGTTTCGATCGAGATCACCCGCCGGGAAGGCCCGGCCCATCGTTGCGACCGGACGCACAAGGCGACTCGCTGGTCCGAGTGCTGGGCCATCTTGCGAGGCGAGGCCAGCACCGCGCCGGAAGGCGGGGGCTATGACAAGCACGATTTTGTTGTGACCTTTGCTGACGGCTTCACCTATCGCGGTCGATACGATCTGAAGCACTGGCGAGAGGACTCGCTTGATCTGGCAGCGCATTGCCGTGCGCATCTGCAATGGCTTGCGACCGATAAACGCGCCCCGGCGCTGGCCGGACCGGGTGCTGTAGCTGACGCCCGACAACTGCTGAAAACCCACGATTTCCAGCAAGGTCGCGTCCCCGTGCCGGAAGGCGAGCGGGTCGAGATCGTGCGCAACTACCAGACAAACCCGCTCACGCGCGAAGAAATGGAGGCTCGTTACAAATGACAACGCCCCTCGCCCCTATCCGCTCGATACCGGCCTTTGCCGTCATCATCCGCGCCGTGCATTGCCGTGGTGCTGCCCAGGCCGAAGCTATGGCCGAATTGCGAGCGCGCGGCCTCTGGTTGTCCGACGAACAAAAGCGCATGGCCGCTGGCTCGATCGACGGCGGCCCCGCCGGGGAGGTGCCGGCATGAAACAGGTCATCATCTACGACCGCAACGGATGGCGCGTGACCAGCTTCGGCAACGGAATCGCCTACGTTCTGGAGCACCTATCCGCCGCCGGCCTCAAGGTCGCGACCTTCCAAGGTGACGACGCGATCACGTTCGAGGCGGACACCATGTCCGAAGGCTGGTTCCTCGACAACTGCGAAGACCGCTTCGGCGATTACTCGGAAATTATGGAGGTGATGCAGCCATGAGAATCAAATTCAAGTTCGGCGGCTGGACATACCACGGCATGATCGGCCACCTCGATTTTACATGGTCGATTCAGCGGGCTTGGAAGGGCGATAGCAGCGACTATCCGACATGGCGGCATATCACTATCGGATTGCGCTCGCCGCTCCTGCGTCAACCTGGTGCGCTCTACAAGGACGGCAAGCCGCGTTATGTCTGGTATCGCCCGCGCTTCGGTTTCGGATGCGGTAATCTTTATCTCGGCGTCGTCTACATCCTGACGTCATTCGGCCGCCAGCACCCGCCGCTTAAGTATTCCAACTACGGCCCTATCGAATTGGCGCGGCAACCCTCTATGGGGGAGCATCTTGGGCGAGCACGCCCATGATCCGCGCCGTTCTCGACACCCTCGCCGAAACGACATGGCGCGACTGGCTCGCCACCATTGCCGAATTTGTCGGCGTCGTCGTCATCGTCGCTTCAATCGCCCTTATCTGCGTCGGGTTCGCGCCCGGCTAGCAGCCTCCCCAGCGGACGCGGGCTGTTCTGCGCCCCTCTACACCAGAAACAACGCCAGCGCCTGCCACCGGCCGCGCATGGCTGAACGGGAAAGGATCCTCACGATGCCTATGGAAGACCTGATCGAGAAGGACGCCGCTGAACGCGCTGCCGATCCCATCAAGGCTGCGCTGCTCGACTGCATCGGCGCGCTGTCGGCCTGTATGGATCAAATCCACCAGATGCGCGGCATGTTCGATGATGCAGATGGCACGATTCAGGATGCGCTAGACGCCGCCGAGGATGCGCAGGCAAAGGCCCGCGAGGCTATCGGCTGACACCACCACGGATTCCGCTATCATCAACCAAGAGGAGACAACAGAAATGACCAAGACCATAGACCGCACCAACCTTGAGGCCATCGAACTTTCCGCGCTGGACAAGGGCCTTGCCGCGGAGATGGACGCGGACGGCTTCACCGCTTTCTTCGCCGCCGAGTTCGACGGCGATTTCCGCACCGGCAACGGCATCCATATCGCCTGGCACGAGGATTCTGGGCGCGCCGGGCTGGTCTATGTCGGATCGGGATCGAGCGGCATGACCTCGTGGACCGATGCCGACAGCCCCGAAGACGCACTACGGCGCTATCTTGATGACGAGATGCGGCCCTGATGCCTCACAAGGACCGAGAGCGGCGACTGGCCTATATGCGCGAGTGGAAGAAGCGCAAGAGGCCGTCGCCACAGCCCGAGCCACAGCCCGACCCCACATTGCCGCCACGCGGCGTCATGAGCTTCTCGGCTGATGGGACGAAGGTCCAATGTCACGCCTGCGGAAAGTGGTTCGGAACTCTCAACACGCATATGCGGGTCCACGATCTTGACGCCCGCAGATACAAGGAAATGTTCGACCTGCCACGTACAATTTCAATGTGGCCGCCTGCGACCCAGGATAAGCAGCGGAAGGCCGCGATCGACCGGGATCAGGGCAGCATAGGCCGCGCCCATATCCCGCCGGCAGTCGGGCGGCCTTCTGGACAGGATTCCCGTTTAGGCGTCCGCATCAAGGCAAGCGAAGACCGCAAGGGCGTCTATACGCGCGGCGGAGGGAGGACAAAGAAGACATGACTCGCGTTTTCGATATGCTGCGGTCGCCTATGGGGGATCGCATGCGAAGATACACCTACCGAAAGATGACGCCGGTCGAGATTTCGGCCGCGCTCCAACGCACCGGCCTATCCGTCGGCCAGTTCTCGCGGATCATCGGCGCCAGGTACAACGGGCCGGACGATTCCACTGTGCAGAAATGGCTTGATGGCCGACAGGATGCGCCGACCTATCTCCCGGCCTTCTTCGCGCTCCTTGCCCTTCCTGGGGGTGTGGAGACGGCACGGGAGGCTGCGGAACGCTACATAGAGGAGGATTCCTGATGGCCCGCGGCTGGAGAGGAAACGCGCTCGGGCTCCAGAAATGGGAGGTGGAATGCGCTCACAAGGCGAGACTCGACGCAACCGACGCAGTTGCGCATCTGATGCGACAGGGGAAGTCCTTCGCCGATGCCAAGGCCGAGATCATGCGCCGCGCCCGGTCGGTCTACAAGTTCAGCCGGCCGGAGCTTTACGAGGGCTATATACGCTGTGTCAGCGACGTGCAGTTCAGCGACATGCCGCGCGACATCTTCCGCAAGATCGAGGACGATTTCCAAGCGTCGATCGAGAAGCAGCGCGGGAAGCCGTTCAACTGGCTGGATAGGCTGCTCTGGCGTGCGTTTGGAATCGTCTGGTAGCGAAATTTCAGCTTGCCAGACATGGTAAAATGTCCTAGTATTAGGACATAGGGAAGGGCACAGGCCCGCCCAGCAGTGTCAAAGGAGACCGCTATGAAGACTTTCAAGAATCTTGCAGACCTCAATTCCAGCCTCGCCTTCGACGTAATCGAGCGCCTTTCGGGCGTCTCCGGCATTGCCGCCGATTTCAGTGCGTCGAACATCTCGGAAAGCGCCTATGTGCACGTCGCGATTCTGGGCGAGGACGAAAACGAGTATCTAAAGCTGCGCTTCTCGTGCCACGGCGACCGGCATGGCTCGGATCATACTTTCCGCACCGACGAAGACGCCCGCGTCATGTTCGTGTGGTACGAGGCCGGCGAGCCGACCTATTTCGGTGACGACGGCGAGCCCGTCGAGTTCGACATGGTCCGGCGCGACGGAACCGACGACGATCGCAACGACGCCGGCGTCCCCCGCGACGAAGCCGAGTTCGATCACGTTAAGTTCCCGGGCGCGCGCTACGAGGAGATCGTCACCGAAGCTGCCGCAATGGCTACGGCAATGCTGAAAGAGGCTGCCTGACATGGACGCGCAGAAGTTCACCGCAACCTCAATCGCCATCCTTCGCACCGCAGTCGGCTGGCAGTCGGAGATTGCCCGCCGCCTCGATGTCGAGAGCCGCACGGTTCGGCGCTGGCTTAAGCAGGGCTCCACCCCGGATTGGGTCGACGACAAGCTCGCCGAGATGATCGGCGCGACCGACATTTCTCCGTGGCCACGCGACGAATGGCTGATCGGCGACGGCATCAGCCCGGATGGCACGGCGCGGCGCGAGTACATCATGCACATGCAGCCGCCACGTTTTATCGCCCGCGTCGTCTCCTGCGACGACGACGGCGAGCCGGAAACATCCGAGGAACCTGTCGATGCCGTGTCGGGAACTGTGTATCAGGCGTCCGAGGAAACGATCCTGTGCGAGATCGAGTGGATAGACACCGTTGCGCCCGGTGAGCATGTCATGTGGCTGGAGGCTGCTTCGGATGCTCTTGACGATCAGCGCCTTTATCCGAGTTGACTACCGCTATTGCGGCGCTCGGTCCATCTTGAAGGATTCCGTTGCCGCGATGTTTCTGAGGATCGCGGCGACCTCTTCCGAAACGAACTCGTCGAAGGACCGCGGCAGCTTCGCGCGCATCTCGATAAGCTTCGGACGCGCGGCCTCAGCCATAACCGAAAACGCCTCCGCGTCGATAGGTAGACGCTTCCGCAATTCAGTCGGCCGCTCGCCGGATTCGTGGAGGAAAGCCGGTGCAGTCTCCGCTATCTCGCGAAAGTCGTCGATCGTCATGCTGCCACGACCAAGAATTCGGCCTGCGCATACGGCCATCGCGATCCGCCTGTTCTCCGCCCTCTCGCCGCTGACAACGGCCGCCAAGACGAGGGTTTCAGCGATCTCTTGTGCCTGCATGGGCTCTACTCCGGCTTCCTGTCCATTTTGAACGCGAGCGCGGATTCCGCAAGCCTTCGCGCCGTGAACCAATCCTGCGCCGCCGGCCAACGCCGCACAACCTCATCCTCGGTCATCTCGCTCCGTCCGTGGTGCTTATCGAGGCTGAATGAAGCGAAGTCGATAGCCATCCGGATTTCAGCCATGATGCGCCTCTGATCGGCCTTGCCTGCCCCGTGCCACGGGAACTCGTTCCGGCAGATGATCGCCTCCAGAAGCCGCAGGCAAGCCGGCGGGATGTCCCTGCCAAGCTCAGCAAGGATTCCAATGCACTGAAGCTTGGTGAGGCTGATCGAGCGAGGGCCGAACGAACCTCCAGGCACCGCCTCGAAGTCTGGACTGCGCAACGGAGCGATAGCCGCCTTCTCGAATATGCCGGCGAGTTTCTGCGCCGTGTCGGTTCGCTTGACGGCCTCGGCATGGGAGATCGTCAGTAGCCGGTCCCGCTCGTTCAGCCGTAGGTTGTGCGGCACAGGCGAGCGCAGATGGTCCTTGCGGATCAGCCATTGCAGCGCATCGGCGGCGTGGTTGATGGCTTCCCCTGCCCCTGTCCGCGCGATCTCGACAGGCTTGCCGTCGATTTCCGTCTGCTCCGGCTTGGTCTCGGCCTTCTTGTCGCGCTTCTTCTTGCCCTTCGCCTTCGATGGTGTCGGCGGGCAATCGCGCAGATGGCGCTCGGCCATGTCGTAGAAGCGGCCGCGGATGAAATCGAAGTCCTCGTCGCCGGCTCGGTAGGTGTCGCTCACGATTCCCTCGCCGTGTAAAATTCGTCGGGAAGCCCCTCCTGCCCGTAGGCGCGGTCGAGCCGATGCGCCTTGAGGCGATCAAGGAAACGCTGGCGCACACGTACAGGCATCTCCGCCCTGCGATAAGGCAATTGGCTCACGATCCAACGCACGGTGCTGTCGGTCATCGGCACGCTGTAAAGGCGCATGACGACGGCGATGCGCTCGTAGGACAGGCCGTGCAGATGCAGGACATGCACCATGAACCTGTGGCGCTCCGTGTATCGTGGCGGGCGGCCGCGCATTAGGATTCCGCCTCCTTCACCTTCACTACTTTCTCGATGGTGGTGACGCGAGCGCCGCAGGATACGCACTCCTTGCGCCGACGGATTGCGCCGTTGACGGGGCGCGAATCCACGGTGCGAAGCATCCGTTTGCCACATGCGACGCAGTGAAGGCCGACAGGCTTGCTCATGCCGGCTCCTCTTGGCGCTGATTGTTGAGCATCGCCGTGAAGATGCTGATGTCGGTCTTGCGAGGCTGGACCGGGCGGAAATGACAGGCGCCAAAACCGGGCTCACGAATGCCGTGCCCTCTTACGGCCGCTGGCCGGTTCACCACTTCCTCGACTAGAATGGCGAGGCGAGTTGTCATGTACATTTCGCGTATTGTGTAGACCGACCCCTTCTTCACATAGGTGAACCCCATGTGCTCATAGGTTCGGTTGCTGTCATCAACGCACACGACCTTCATCCCGACATGCCAGTCGCGATAGCTCATGCCCGCCCCCGCATCACGATCACCTGCTTCCGGCCGGGCTTACGGATCGTCGTCGCAGCCTGCTTGTCCTGTCGGGAGGATTTAAGCCAGGCTTCCGCCTCGGCCTTCATCTTCTCTGCCATGCGGTCTGGATCGGCCGGCAGAGTGGCCCGGATTTCCGGCTCCAGCGATCTCAGAAACCGCTCCTTCGCCGCCCGCAGCGCCTCGCGCGCGGTGGGGAAGGTCTTCACCTTTCCTGCCTCGCGAAGGATGCGCCATGAATGTTGACCGACCGGCAGCCACTCCGCGGAATACCCGGCTCCGAATTGCCTGGTGCGCCAAGGATCAGTCATAGGAGACCTCCAATGGGTTCTTGTTCTGCCGGGGGGCGCTGCGACTTGTAGCGGGTCAATCTGGCCTCGAAGATCAGCCGCTCACGAATATGGGGGGAGCCAAACCTGACCTTCACCGCTCCAATCTCGGCGATGTCTATTCCATCGATCCGAACAGCCGTCGGGAACGCCTTCTCGATCTTCTTCCAGTCAGAATCGCTACTGGCGATGGCCTTCCGCTCCTCAAGGAACTTCAGGAAGCGATAGAGGTAGAAGATCGCGTCGAACGGGGTCTTGGCCGGATCGCCGCCGAACAGGTCTATCGAGATCGGCCGCGGGTTGTCGCGCTTCATGCCGAAGCTGTTGCGCTGATTGAGCACCAGCCACGCCGCGTCGGTCATCTCGGCGCCGGCCTTCAGGATTTGCCCGATTCCCTTTGCCTTCGTGCCCTCGTCCGCCCGCCGATCCTCCGGCTTCACGACCCCGATGTGGTCAACCACCACGAACGGAACCTTGTCGTTGCCCTTCCGCTTCACGAAGGTTCGCGCCAGCCCGACAAGTTGAGGTGCCGATTGGTCGGTGCATTTGATCACCTCGAATGGAACAGATCCGATCCATTGAGCAAAGTTCATGCACGTCTCGAACTCCTTCTCGGAAAGCAGCTTGGCATCGCGCTGCCGGCGCGCCTCGATCTCGTGCTCCTGCGCCACCATCTGCCGGATCACCTGATCCGATGACTGGTCATAGGAGAGGAAGCAGACCGGGTGCCCCTTCTTCAGCGCGTAGAGCATCAACTGGATCGTGAGGGAGGTTTTGCCCTCGCCTGAACTGGAGAGCAGACCGTAGAGGTTGCCGGCCTCGAAGCATGGTTCGGAGATCACCTCGGCGATTTCGTCGAGCGCGATCGGTACGCCGCGAACTTCTCCTCGCTGGTAGGATGCCGACAGGCTGTCGAGGTAGGACTGCCCTGCGCCCTTCCCTGCCTCACCCTTGATGCGCTCTGCACGAAGCCGGGCAAGCTGGTCCTCCAGCGGCGCAATTTCGGCAAGAATGTCTTTGTCGGGAGGGAGATTGAACGCGACGTTGACGACGTCCTCGCATGCCACGATCGCCTGTCGCCTGATCCACATCTCATGGATCGCGAAGCCGTAATCTCTAATGTTGATGATCGTGACGGCTGACGAGGCCAGCATGCCGAGATACTGTGCCACCGTCATATCCTCGGAGACCTTCTCCTGCTCTGGCAGGTAGCTCTTGATGGTGACAGGATTCGCGCCTTTTCCCGCGCGGATCATCTGGCCGATCACCTCGAAAATCTGCCTGTGGATCGGCTCGAAGAAGTGGTCTGGCTCGAGAAATGCCGAGACGCGGTGGAACGCCTCGTTGTTGACGAGCAGCGCGCCCAGCAAAGCCTGCTCGGCTTCGATGTTCTGCGGGACGACTCGCTCGGGCGGTGTATGCATGTTCACGCCACCACACCCGCCGCCATGAGCCGGAACTGGTCACATTTCTTTGCCGTCCAATAGGCGATGATGCAGGCGTCTCGTGCGTCCTGGTTGGTGGCGACGATTTTCAGACGCGCACACATCTGCTTGGCTCGCTCCTTCGACGAACCCTTGATGTCCTTGTCGATCACCGAGAGCCACGACTGAGGACGCACCTCGACGCATGGGATGTTCTGGCCGGTCACGCATATCTGAGCAGCACCAGCAAGCCTGTTGAGCTGCATCACTGTTCCCGGATTGATCGTCGAGACTTCCTCCTCGTCGCCGAACATGGTCTTCGACTTCTTGGTGAACGTCGGCACGATTGAGAGAGGCGCTTCGATGGCGCAAAAATCAGGCCGGTGCTCGCGGATCAGCTTCGGAAGCTTCCGGCGCATGTCCGCGACTTTCTCGAAGGCGTTATCTCCGGTGAACTGGAGAGCGCCCGAAAGCATGGACGACGGTGGCCGATCTGCGTCCCAAACCGCGTATCCACATTTCGTCGCAACATCGAGGGCGAGGATTTTCATAACCGCGACTCCCCTATGGCAGCCCGCGCCTCGGCGATGATCGGGTCATCCTTCCCGATGAACCCGCTGCACTGGACGGCGTCGAGGATGCGCTTGAGGTGGAAGTCCGGGCCACCGACGATCTCAATGCCGCGCGCCCTGCCCGCCAGCTTGCGAACCCGGCCGCGCTGCTCCAGCCCTGAAACGAGCCGGTTGACGCCGCTTTTCGAGGCAAGCCCCAGATCCGCGGCGATCTCGTCATAGGTCGGGCTGATACCGTTCGCCGCGATGTACCGCTCGATGAACGTGAGAGCGCGGCTCTGCATGAGGGTAAGACCGGCGGTCATGCGATTGCCCTCGCTCCTGAGAACATATCTGGTCCGGCATGGGCAGCGCGGAGCCGCGCCACGGCCATGTCGAAGAACGGTTCGTGGATCTCGATGCCGATGAACTTCCTGCCGAGACGCATGCAGGCGACACCAGTAGTGCCGCTGCCCATGAAAGGATCGAGCACCACCTGTCCCGGCGCCGAGGAGTTGCGGACATACTCCTCCATCAGTGCAACCGGCTTTTCAGTCGGGTGCCCGGCTTCCTTATCGATGCCGCCGCGGAGAAGCTGCTTGGAGGAAGGATCGTTGATCGTCTTCGCCCGGCCCTTCCAGAGATAGGCCGTGAACTCCAGGTTCTTCATATACCAGCGGTTCGCCGTAGGCGTGACCTTGTCCCAGACCAGCACGTTGTGCAGCCCGAACCCGGCCTCCGTTGCCGCGTTGAGGATCGGCCGCAGGTTCTTGTCGTTCGACATCACGTAGCAGTCGGCGTCGTCGACGAGCACGTCATGCAGGGCCGACATCATCTCGGGGAACGGCACCGTCGCCATGATGAGTTGGCCGTCGTTCGCATAATTGTGCGAGGCGAAGATGCCCGACATCGTCTTGGAGGATTTCGAGACGCCGCCGCTGGTGAGCGCATAGGGCACGTCGCTGACGACAAGGTCGACCTTTGACAGGTGAGGCATGATCGCCATCGCGTCGCCAAGGAGGAGACGGGCGTCGCCTATCGTTTCTTCGCGGAGGATCATACCGCCCTCGTATCGGGGAACGCTTGTCAGCCGGCGCTAGCTACTCGACGGAAAGGAAGGCCCGGCACTTCGTCAGGATCTTCTCGTCCATCTCGATCTTCCGAGATGCGCCGGCCTTGGCCTCCGCGATCTTCCGCTCGATCTCCGCAATCTCGGCCTTGAAGCCTGCCACGGTCTTGCGAAGGTCTCGCTTGGTCTGGGCGATCCGCTGCTCAGTTTCCGCGGCCTGCCTGCGGTGGACGTCATCGAGCCTGTCGACGCGATCCTGATGGTCTGTGCCGGTGAACGAGAGCACGTTGCATTCGCGCTCGACGGAGTCGGCAAGGTTCCGTGCCAGTGAGTTCATGTCAGATTCCCTTCAATGAGAAGCAGACGCCAGCGATGCGGATATGCACTCGGGGCTGGCGACGGCGGAGGTATCGGAGGAAGCGGGTCAGTCCTCGTCCTCGTCGAACACGTCGTCGTCAGCATCGGATTTGATGAGTTCATCGCCGGCCGGCTCCATTGAAAGGATCAGCGCACGCTCCTTGGCGCCGTCTCCATATGCATCGAGCCATGCCTGACCGAGATCGCTTTCCACCGCATACGGGTTCTGATCGTGCCCCAGACCCATGATGCCGCAGTAACGGCCCTTCTCCCGCGCTTTCGCCTCGCCGTCCCGGCTGTTGCCCTCGACGCGGAACATGTCGAGCTGCTTCTTGTCGATCGGCGAGCCCAGGATCATCAGGTACTCGGTGAGCGCCTTCAGATACTCGACCTTCTCGTCGACCTTGCCAGACTTCTTGATCGAGATGGCGTCCTTCGCCGCAGCGAGGTGGATGCCCTTTGCCTCGACGTGCTTCAGCGTGTTCCGGTAGTTGCCGTTGGCGGTCTCGAACTCCGCCTTGGCCCGCTGGATCTTCCCAAGATTCACGGCGATCACCGCGTCCTCAGCCGGCCCGTTCTTCCTCAGTTCGACGACGTTGTCGTCCTTCTTCGCTGCTGCCTTCGCCATCACTTTCTCCTGTTCCGACGCCGCTCAATCGCGAGCAGCATCCGCTCCCACGCCCTGACGAGCGCGCTCCAAATCAGCCGCATGACGTTTCCTCTGGAGTTCTTGGCGCTCTTCCCGATACTCGCGGGCGGCTGCCTCGTTGCGCTGGACCAATTCCTCGTAGGCCAGCATCAGTGCTCGATACTGCGAGCCAGCGACTTCCCCCATCTCGCGCCACTTGTAGCGGAGGCGTTTCAGGTAGCTTTCTGCAATCCCGGTCTGCTGCGCGACGCGATACCGCGCGGCCTCGCGGGTATCGCCGAGACCGCGGAACTCCGCCTTCTGAAGCTCTTCGGCCCAGAAGCGCGCTTCTTCCAGCGCGACCTCGGCATGGTTGGTCCGGCGCAGAGAGTTTCCGGAACCGGAAATTGATTGTCCCTTCATGGAAGCGGCTCCTCGATAGGTTGAACCCATCGAGGAAGCGCGCCGGTCGCCGGAGCGCCGATCAGGGAAAGGAAGAACAGATGCACGGTCGACATCGCCGCCAAGCAGAGACGAACGGGCAACTGGATATGTTTCGAGACACACGTCCATCAGGCGCCAACCTGACGGGCAAAGTCTTCCGCCGTGAGATCGACCTGCTGCGCCAACAGCAGACGAAGAGCTTCGGCCTTACACTCGCGGATGCGGTGGCGCGCCAAGGCCCATGCCAGACCCGCGCCTATTGCCGCCGCTGAAATGTGGGTGATGGCCGTCATCATGCGACCATCCTTTCAGCCTGCCGAAGAGCCCTTGCAGACACCCATCCGACCTGCCTGCCACAGGCTTCGCAGATCATCCTCCCGGCATGGTTCGCCGGCTCGATCACAGGAGCCTTCTCAATGCGCCCGCTCTTGCCAGCGCACCACATGCACGGCTTGAACACCCCCTTGAGGCGCGTCAACGGGACCGATGTAAGGGGGAGCGACAATGGCATGTCAGGCCACCGCCATGCTTCGGCCTTCGGCCTCAAGAGCGTCGGCGTGTTCTCCGAACGTCTTCGCGGCGCGCCGAAGCCTCTCGACGTTCCATGCGCGATCTTCCGGCGTCAGACGCTCACGCAGCTTGTACTGCGGCTCTTCACCCCGCTTGTGCGGGATCGGGTATCGCGGCTGCAATTCCTTCGAGAACTCGAAGGCGCTTTGCTCGACCTCTCCGTCCTTGGCCTCCGTCGGATCGTTGCGCTTCCGAAGGAATGTCCTCGCCATGCTCTTCATGTGTTCGAGGCTGGTGTATTGGATGTGCGGATCGACGCTCTTCTTGCCGCGGAAGTGCTCGTAGACCTTCACCGCGAGCGCCGACGGCGCAATCAGAACGGCTCCGCCAAGCGCCTCGTAGTGCTTCTCCAACTCCTCCATGATTTGCTGATGCTGGTTCATGCCGCACTCTCCAGTTGCTCAAGGAAGGCGCGCACGAGCGGGACAAGCCGCTTCACGTCGGCGCGCATCGGTTCGGTCATTTCGGAAACAAGGAAGGTGGGATCGGACGCGAGGATTCCGTCGCGATCGAAATCGTTCAGCCGGCCCCAGAGCCACAGAGCCTTCTGGTCCATGATCTTCTTGGGGGCAGGCTTCGGCTTCACGATCTCGCGATTGAGCTTCGCCTTCGTCGGCTCCTCGCCGCGCTCGACGAGCGTGTTCAGCGTGCGCGCGGTGACGCCGGGATCAGCCTTCTCCGCGTCCCTGATCTGACGGGCTTCATGGATGTCCTTCCGAGAGATGCCAATATCAGCGGCCGTTGCAGGGCGGGTGTTCCCATCCGAAACACCCAAATCTGACTGGTTGGTGCCAAGCTTGGCTACCTCACCCCGATCCTGCGCCGCGTCGTACTCCTCGGCCAGCCGCATCTTGGCGCGGGCCTCGATCAGAAGCGCATCAGCCTGCGCGCGGTACACCTGCGCGAGGACGGTATCGTGAGCCTCTTTTGCCCTCGCCAGCCGGCCGGCCGACTTCGCCGCATCGTATGCGATCCGCGCCATGTCGCGGGCCTCAAGCACCTCTGCACTGTCGCGCGCCCCTTCAAGAGCTTTCGTGGCACGGTCGATCAGAGCCGGCAGGGCGTCGGCCGACATGGGCACGACCGAAACGGCCGACGAGGTATGAGCGTTCAATCGGCTCTCCGGTTGTGCTTTGGATTTGGGCGCCTTCATCGGCACCGCCCCGCCCAGCAGCGCCTTCTGCTGCTCAAGCTTCGAGGGAGTGGACGTGGTGCGGATCATGCCGACACCTCGGGCGCCACGCCTGCAGCCTTTGCCTCACGCCTCTCGTCGAGGAAGTCCTTCGCCGTGACCTCTCCGCCGGTGCCATCCTCAATCGCGATGATGACGTCGAGTGACGGCACGCGTTCGCCGTTCAGGATGCGCGTGATCGTCGAAGGGTTGACGCCGATCTGCGCCGCGAATTTCGTCGGCTTGATCTTGTGCGTGAATAGGTACAGGTCGAGCTTCATGCCATATACTTGCCATACGGCAATTCAAACGGCAAGAGGCAATTGCCACAATTTTCCTTGGTTAAATCATTGCCGTCTGGCAAATTCGACCAATGGCTAAACCACCAAATCCTTTACTCGATCTCGCGAAATCCAAGGGCTTCACCCTCAAGACCTTGGCTGAGGCGGCCGGCGTCGACCCCGGCAAGCTGACCAAGGCCGGCCAGGGTAAGCAGAGATTGCAGTACGCAGATGCTCTCGCCATCTCGCGTATGATGGGTGTCGAGGTGCGCGAGTTGCCCGTGGAAGTGGTGAGGGCGCCCGCCTCCGATACCACGCCGCCGGACACGTTCACACCGCAGGTCATCGTTCCGAAATCCGCGCTGGTCGGTGAGCGCGACTTTCCCATCTTTGCCGCGGCACGAGGCAGCCAGGAAGGCCACCAGATCGTCACGTTCGAGGCGATCGACTATGTGAAGCGTCCGTCATTGCTGGAGCGCGTGAAGGATGCCTACGGGCTCTACATCGAGGGAGAGTCCATGATCCCGGCGTTCGAGCCCGGCGATATGGCGCTGGTACATCCGCACCTTCCGCCGGCACGAGACAAGAACGTGGTGCTCTATCACGTCCCGCCTTTCACGAACGCGGAAGCCGAGGCGATGGTCAAGCGACTACTACGTTTCGATGACCGCGATTGGCACCTGCGTCAGTTCAATCCTCCGGAGGGAGAGGATCGGGATTTCTCCGTAACCCGATCTGACTGGCTCTACTGCCATCGGATCGTCGGCAAGTATGAGGCGCGCTAGGATGCGACGGGCATCTCTCGAACCTCGTCCGGAACTTCGCCATGAGCCGCGATAAGCCGGGCCTCGTCGAATTCACCAGTCTTGGCGTCGCTTTCCCTCATGAAGGCGATGACCAGCGCCTTCTGCACGGCCAAGCGTTCCGCCACTCGGCGCGCATGGGCCGTGTTCTGGACCTGGATCGGAATGTCGGGACGAAGCCCCCCACGGCTGCCTTTGGTGAAACTCTGTACGACGAAGTACGCACTCATGATCGGCTCCCTGCCCTTTTGTTGTGCGACAGAATGACTCACGAAAGAGAACATCTCAAGAACAAATTGATAGGACGCCACTGATTCGTGGAGGGTGCATTGGGCGCAGGTAGGATCGCATTGTTCGGCATGGCTGCCGTCGGCGCGCTTGCGCTCGGGATTGGGGCGGCTGAGATGCAGGAGCGGTTTTTCTCCTCCTCGCAGGAGCCTTCCATGTCTGAGCGCGCCGCCGCGGCACAAACTTCAGCCCCGGAAACGGCCGAGCAGGAGAGAACGGCAAATCTGGTTCGCGAGATGAATGGTGCGTTCCGCCGCAGCCGAAATGACATCGTAAAGGACATTCGGGAGGACTGCCTTTACCGCCATCCAGGCCGCGATAACTGGAGCATCCGAGATGCTTGCGTCAGAAGGCAAACAAGCTTGCTCGACAAGATGAAGGAAATGTGGGGAAGCACCTCCGTTCCCAACGCGCGAGCAATCGTCATGATCTGCATGGACCGTAGCCGAACACTGCATGGCTTCGACTGGCAGGACGTAAGTTGGTGCTTTGAACGCACGGCAGTTGAGGTTCGGCGCGGCACATGACCCCTGACCAGCTCGACGCCGCGCTTCACGACATCCGCTGGACGCCGGACATTCTAGCCCGCGCTCTGGAGTGCGAGGTGTCTCTGGTTCATGCATGGCTCGACGGAAATGCCGAGATCCCCATGAAGGTCGGCGTCTGGATCAAGGTCATCGCCGAGCACCATCAGGCGTTTGAACAGACGATGCCAAAGACCGTCAAAGGCAAGAGGTATCGCTTATGAAGATCGCGCTCGACCTCGCCACGGATGAAAGCCTCGCCCTGCGCCGGTTTGCAAATGAGACCGGCGGGGATCTGGAGGCCGCTGCGCACCTCGCCGTCCGCGAATTTCTCATCGGGATCGGGATGCTCGAGTTGCCGGAGAGCGATAACGACAACGGGGATGGGTAGGGAGGCATTGGGACAACCCGTTAACGAAGTGATCGGGTAACGGCTTGTCAACCTGTGTTTGTTGACATATATGGCAACACTAGAACAGCTTGTCGAAAGTGGGCAGCTAATCAAGCTGGGCGGGGGGTTAGACGGGCATGAGCTACCAGAGCGGCTTCTGTACGCATTTCCGCATGTGGTTGATTGGCTGGATCGAATGTTGCCGGACTTGGAGCCGGAGCTTGGAGATGGGAAGCAATCTCCCATCGAGCAGATCGACGATCTTTTTCACGATTTTGTCTCCGGCGCTGACTTGGCGTACTATGAACGGTCTCATTCCATGATGCCGACCGACAGGGGCATTTGGGAACTGAAAACGCCCGATGCGCGCCTCTTTGGCTGGTTCCCCCAAAAGGGCACATTCATAGTCGCAGAAGCCGACACGGCGTTCCGATGCAAAGAGCACGACCTATACGCGGGCTACCGTGACAGTGCGGTGCGGCGCAGGGACTCGCTCGACCTTGATGAGCCGAAGTTTGTAACTGGAGACTATACCGATGTCCTATGAACTGAGAATCGATCCTAAGCCTCGGGCGGCTGGACGGTTCATCGGCCAAGTGCGCAAGGCGCTGGTATCCGCCGCGATCGAAGAGAAGAAGGAGACTGGAATCAGCCAGCAGCAGATAGCCTCGCGGCTGGGCGTAAATCGTTCCGTCATCAACCGCCTGCTCCGTGGCGAAGCAAACCTTACGCTTCGTAGCGTCGCGGAGATAGCTTGGGCGCTTGGGCTGGAACCTGTCTTCACGCTGCGTCGCAGGGTGCCGCAAAGCCCGACTCGAAATCACTTCGATCCCATTGAGGCGGACCGCCCAATCACCAAACCTGCCACCAGCACGACAACAATTCACACCGTGCTCCAACCTACCGCGGCGACAACACGCACCAACATTTTGGAGATGGCAGGTTGACTGGTTGGCGTGCTGAAACCGTTTTTTGTGACGATATTCGGCAGGAGATTACGGGGAAGCATATCCTCATCGGGGTGTACGGCAGCGATCTAGTTCCTGGCATGCTTCCGGCGACGTTCCCTATCGCCATCTGGGTACGTTTCTGGGGGCTGCAAGCGGGCCGCCGGAGATTTGAGTTACGGCTTCTCGACCCTTCGGGCCGGCAGACTGGTACGCTTGGCGGAGATACGGAAGTTTTGGCCAGTGACACGCCAACCGTATTTGCCATGTCTGGTCTCCCGGTTGAATTGCAGAAGCCTGGCGACATCGTAGTGCAGTTCGCATTTGATGGTGGTGATCCAGTCGAGATCGGTCGGCTTAAGGTTTCACCACCGCCGGCCACGGCGCGGCCATTCCCGACTCAGTCATCCTGACCGACCCCGTTCCGGCGGGTTTCTTTTTTCAGGCTCGCCGTGCTCGGTTCGGCCACTTCTCAGCGGCCTCGAACATCCGCTCGTCGACATTGTTCAAGTGCGCCACCTCCTCGCGCTGTGGGATGCGCGATCCGAAGAACGCCAGCACATCAGGAAATTCCCATAGGATGTCGGCGCGACCGGCGCTGATGACAGCCGACACAACCTTGCGAAGAAGCTGGGCCGGATCGATATCCAGTTCCCCCACGCAATCGAACGGTTCGCCGTCGACCATCTCTGGCTTGCTGCGGTCAATCATCCGCTGGAGCGATTCTTCCGGGATGCGCGTCAGGCCGTCGGCATCCTTGCCCCAATCCGGCGAGAACCGGCCGGCGTCGCCCATCACCGCCTTGATGTTCTTCTGAGCCAGCGCCTTGCGCCCCTTCGATCCCAACGCTTCGATCTCGCGCATCATGCGTTCGGGAAGCCCGGAGTTGTCGACCTCGAATATTCGCGATGCCAACTCCAGCAAGTGATCGGTGTCCACGATGTCGCCAGTCTTTACGCCCCATGCACCGATGAACGCCTCAATTTTTCGCTCCGGCGAGCCATTCTCCCAACGCATAGCCATTTTCGATTTCCTTTCGTTGCTCAGAGCCAACCCCTGCTAAGTCTCAGAACTACCTTTCTTGGCTCCCGTGTTTTCCACCAGTGTCAGGTCTTGGCAGATGGTGAGGAAGCGGTTCCGGCCAATAGACCCCCTACCCCATGAGCCGAGCCCATGAGGCGGGGAATCGATCGGCCAGTGTCGTGGCTGACGGAGCCGGAATGGGACACTATGCCAAGGGCGCCTCACAGCTAACCCGTCCTCAGTTTCAGGCGGCATCGTAGGACTTTCGACCCCCACGCCTGCGGCTTCGCCTGCACCGGAGTTGCACCGGGTCGCCGCTCGACCGGTCTGAAAATCAACGTTTGGCTTGAGAAATCTTGTGGGACGCTATATCTTGTGCCCACTGGATATTCCCGGTCGCCAAACCAGTTTCTCATCCAGTCATGCCCCCGGCCGTCGCGAAACGGTGCGGGGGCTTTCTTTTTGCGCCCGCCTCCCCGTCGGCGTCAAGAAATAATTGCCGTTCAGCAATTTTATCATTGCAATCATCATTGCCATGTGGCAATTATCTCCTCGTTCACACCAGCCACGCAAGACGGCTCTGCCTGATCTGGCTGGTTTCCCAAGACGAGGAAGACCGATGCGTTTTTCGATCACAGGAGGCAGCGATGTAACTGGCAGCGCAGAGCGCGCGCCCTTTGTGGCCCGCCCTTTCGATCGCCTGGCCGTGGGCGTCATCACGGTCGCCAATTCGCCCGAACGGGCAAACGAGAACAGGGACGCAGTCACGGGCGTCGTGTTCGCTGCTGGCAAAGCCGATAAACCGTACTGTGCAGCGTCACCCCTCTCCGGAGGGCCTGTCCCTTTCCTTTCACCTGACCCGCAAACCTTGGCTGGCGCCGACGGCCGCCGGAGCACACCAAGATCGAATGCCGCGGGCGCAAAAAGCGGGAGTTCTCATCGGCTCTCGTTGGTCGGGCCGGCAACTGAGCCGGGGTATAGATGCCGCAAATTCGGTCAAGCCGTCACCAATTCCCATTCGCAGGTTCCCGCCCCCCGGCCTGCGGATAAGCCCGAGGCGGATACCCTCCTCCCATCCGTCTCGGGCGCCTATTCCCCGTGGGCCGTCCGCCGGTCCAGCAACTCCCTTCGGAGCATCTATCCATGAACGCGATGACCAAGCCCTCGTTTGAGGAGCAGTTGGCGGTGGCCGAGCGCGACCTGATCTGCGCCAAGATGATCGACGACTGGACCCGGTGCCAGCGAGAGACCGCGGAGTGCGAGCGGCGCATCGCTTCGATCAAGCGACAGATCGCCGAGCGCGACGAGCGCCAGCATCTTGAGAACGCCGTTTCCAGCCTCGGTGATCGCCATGCCGGTTGAGCACCATCCCTCTTTCTACCTCACCGAGGAAGCGGCGCAGAAGCGCATCGCGCGCCTTGTCGAGCGCATCGCCAAGGATGGCCGGTCGAGCGCCGACTACCGCCGCGTGCCGCCCAGCATCCGCAAGATGGTCGACGCCCTGATCGACGGCCGCCTGTTCTTCGCAGATCAGATGGAGGCGGCATGAGCGGCATCGTCCAATCCGTCGCTCTGGCGATCTACGGCACATGGAGCCGAGAACGTGACCCGGCGCGCATCGAATCCCGGTTCAAGCGCCTTCCGCAATCCACCCGAGAGAATTTCGAAGCTGAGGCGCGTGCCGCGATCCGCGTGTGCGAGGCCCATTTCACAGGAGCCTACGCAGGATGACGATGGAGCAGATTGGAGACATTGCGGCGCGGGTCGTCGCAAATGCCGATCCCTACGCCTACTGGAACAAGGCGCTCGCCCTTGGCGGCGGCCGCCAGCTCACCCGCGAACAGTCGAAGTCGCTGAACATCACTACAGAACCGAAGTGCGGCTTCTACCGCAAGCGGAACAAGGATGGTGCCGACATCCCGGTGGCGATCTGGGTTGATGACAGCGGTTTCGTCGCCAAGGCGGGCGAGCGGATGGTCGACCCCGACGACATCTGGACGTGGGTTTGCTCATGGCCGATCTCGCACGAGACCTACGAAACGATTATGGCCGGCGGTGCATGGGCCGATGATGCGCCCGTCGCCGATCCTGTCATTGGCCACAACCTGCCGGACGATCCCCACGAGGCCGCGAAGATCGAGTTCGCGGGCGAGAAGGAACTTGCCGAGGAGTTCCTGAAGAAGCCAGTCACGACCCAGGCGCAGGCCGATCAGGCGGCAGTTTGGGCCAAGAAGCTGTCCGACCTGCACAGCAAGGTCGACAAGATGTTCCGCGCCGAGAAAGACCCGATCGTGGTCGCCGGCCGCGAAGTCGACGAGAAGTATCGCTGGCGTGAGGAGCCGAAGGCGCTCTCGACGAAGTTGAAGCGAGCGCAGGACGATTTCCTGCGCGAGCAGGACAGGCTGGAGCAGGAGCGCCAGCGCAAGGCGCGTGAGGAAGCCGACCGTGTCCGCCGGGAGGCGGAGGAAGCAGCGCGCAAGGCCGCCGAGAGCGACCAGCAGTCGGCCAAGGAGCGCGAGGCGGCCAAGGCCGAGGCGGAGCGGCTTGCCGCTGAAGCAGCGGCCAAGGAGCGCGAGGCGCAGGCGCAGAAGGTCTCTGCCGGCCGCACCGGCGCCCGCACGTCGCTGCGGACCTACGTGTCGGCACGGATCATCGACTACGACAAGGCCGTGGTCGCCTTGAAGGATCACCCCGACATGCGCTCGCTCGTCGAGCAGCTTGCGAACCGTGCCGTCAAGGCAGGTGTGCCGGTGGCCGGCATCGAGCGCGTCGAAGAGAAGAGGGCCGCGTGATGAAGGTCGTCTCCGTTCTCTTCTCCGGTTCGCAGAACCGCTACGACTACATCGATCCGTTCGGCGCGAAGGTTGGTGACGTCGTGGTCGTGCCGACGCGACGCGGAGACGCTGAGGTCGTCGTGGCCGAGGTCAAGGAATCGTCCGACCGCGCCACCGTCGAAATCCTTCGCATCGTGGGGAACCCCTTCTGATGGCGAAGTGGGAGCGCGGCGGAGTGATCGAGGACGTCGACACGGCGCTCAGCATGATCGCGCGTGGCGAGCCGATCTACGAGCGCCACAAGCTGCAAACCGCCGGCTGGACGCAAAGCTGGCCCATCCGCCTCGTCATGAACGCCGTCGCGCGCCGTCATCTTTTCATCGCCCTTCCAACTGACAGGAACCCGACGCAATGAACGCGATTACCACGACCGACGGGAAGCTGATGCTTCTCGATGCTATGGCCGACAAGGCCGGCCTGCGCACCGAGGAATTTGCTGCTACCGTCCGCAAGACCTGCGGCATGGTCAACGCCAGCGCCGAGGAGTTCGCCGCGTTCCTTATGGTGGCGCGCGAATACAACCTGAACCCGCTGACGAAGGAAATTTACGCCTTCCCGGCCAAGGGCGGCGGCATCGTGCCGATCGTCTCGATCGACGGCTGGGTGAACCTCGTCAATTCACATCCCGCCTGCGACGGTTTCGAGTTCGACGTCGAGCACGATGACAAGGGCGAGCTCGTCTCGATCACCTGCCGGATGTATCGCAAGGATCGGAACCGGCCGGTCGTCGTCACCGAGTATTACGACGAGTGCAAGCGTAACACCGAGCCGTGGAAGATGAAGCACCGGATGCTTCGCCACAAGGCGATGATCCAGGCTGCGCGCTACGCCTTCGGCTTCTCCGGCATCTACGACGAGGATGAGGGCGCCCGCATCGCAGAGATGAAGGACGTCACGCCGAAGGTCGCGCCTACGCCTCCGAAGCCGCCAGTGCCGCCGAGGGAGACAATCGAGCACACCAAGCAAGCCGACGTCAGCACGGAGACCGTCGACATCAAGACTGGCGAGATCATCGACGCCGAGGTGACGGACGAGCAGCCGGTCGACGAAACCGACGGCGACTATTTCGAACGCATGGACGCTGCGATGGCCGAGGCCAGCGATGCAGCCTCGATCGCCGAGGTATGGAACGAGTTCGATCCCCTCGCGAAGTTCGAGGGCGACGAGGAGAGCCAGGCGCTCGCCACCTCGATCAAGCGCCGCCACGTCCAGCGTGTGGGGCAGAAGAATGGCTAAGGCAGAGCACAGCCCGCCGTTCAAGATGAAGATCAAGAACGGCCATCTCGTCCCGGCTGCCGCATGGGATGCCGAGCGCCTTGCCTCCTATCGCAACGGCTCGGAGGTCAACTGCATCATCACGCAGGAGGTCGCATCGTGGCGGAGGCGCAAATACTGGTCGATCCTCGGCAAGGTCGTTAAGACCTGCCCTGTCCGCCAGAAGCGCGCCGAGGATCTACACAAGGCGATCCGGCTCAAGCTCGGCATCGTCGAATCCTTCACCACCATGAGCGGGGCCACGAAGGTCGAACTGCGCAGCACGTCCTTGATGGATGAGCTGGAGTTCGAAGCCTACTACCACGAGGCGATGGACCTTCTCCGCGACGTCACCGGCGTCGACGTCGAGACGCTTCACAAGGAATCGGCAGACGTCGGCCGAGACGAGACAGAACAGCCCGAGGACCAAGCCCCCCTGCCCCTCTCGGGCTCAGGCAGCAGCGATGTGGGGACCGAGCCCTCGCTCGCTGCTGCCGATCAATCCGCGGGAGCGGCGGACCAGGAGGAGGGTTCCGATACCGGGGCCACGGGTGACGAACCCTCCTCCGACCCACGCGATCCGAAGGTGATCCTGAATCTCAAAGCCGAGGCCGTCGCGAAGTTTCTTCAACTCGCGACTGACACCAAGCTCGTTCCTGATCCCAACGAACGCCGCGGCGCGCTCGTGATGGCCGCGAAAGCGTGGAAGGTAGAAATGCCCCACCATCACGATTTCCTGAAGACGTGCTTCCTCAAGGCTGAAGCCGTCATCAAGGGCGAACTGCCTGCCACGGATGCGCGCGAGTATCTGGAGGGGCTGGTGAAATGAGCCACGCCGCCTATCCCCTTCACTGGCCCGCCGGCCGTCCGAGGACAGCCGTGGCGGCGCGCCAGTACGGCCGCTTCAACAAGAAGCAGCACAACGGCCGCTGGACCGAGTCAAAGAGCCTGACGGTCGCCGACGCGCTGGCGCGGCTCCAGGACGAACTCGACCGCATCGGCGCGCGCTACCCTGTCGTCAGCAGCAACCTCGAAACGCGTCTCGACGGCCTGCCACGATCGGGCCAGCGCGAACCGGATGATCCCGGTGTCGCGCTCTACTTCGACCTGAAAGGCGAACCGCACTGCCTGCCCTGCGATACCTACACCCGCGTCGCGGACAACATCGCCGCTATCGCCAAGCACATCGAGGCGACCAGAGCGATCGAGCGATACGGTGTGGCGAGCATCAGGGAGATGTTCGCAGGCTTCGCAGCCCTGCCGGCGCCCGGAAAGGCCGAGAGCGCCCTGTGGTGGAAGGTGCTGCGCGTCGAAAAGACGGCGACTGAAGCCGAGATTCAGGCCGCCTATCGCAAGCGTGCGGCCGAAGTTCATCCCGATCGTCCCGGCGGCTCGGCCGCAGCGATGGCCGAGGTCAATGCCGCTCGTGACGAGGCCCTGCGTATCGTGAGGTCGCGCTGATGGCCTTCGCAATCCGCCGCGCCCCCACCGCCTTTGCCACGTCACGTCGCGCCCGTGAGGTCGAGCCTGTCCATGCTCCCGATCATCTCGCATGGATCAGATCGCTACCGTCGGTGATCTCTGGGCAATTCGGCTGCGAGGCTGCGCACATCAATTTCGCGGACGCCCGGTTCGGAAAGCCAGAGCGCGCAAAGGGCAAGAAGGCGGACGACCGTTGGGTGCTGCCGCTGACCGCTGAGGAGCACCGCACCGGCCCTGCCGCCCAGCACAAAACGGGCAAGGAACGTGACTGGTGGGATAGCCAGGGCATCGACGCTACGACGCTCTCCAACGACTTATGGCGGATTTCCGGTGATACCGAGGCCGCTGTCCACATCATCATGAACGCGAGGCGGAGATGAGCAGGGCCGATGCTCCGGCATTCCCGCCGCGTTTCATGACGGACCAGCAATTGCGAGAGCACTTCGGCCTGACCGAACGCGCCCTGACGAGGCTTCGCGCCACGCGACGTTTTCCACAAAAGGACGGGCTTATCAACAGAACCGACCGCCGCGCGGTGGAGCTTTTCTTTGACCAGCGCGCCGGCATCGCCTCTCCTTTCGGCCGCGGCAATGTCGCCGTGATCGATGGAGAGGAAAACTTCAATGGGTAAACTCCGAAAAGACCGGCCCGGCTACCAGTATCGAAAGCGATCAGATGGCTCGATCGCGCATTACTGGAGCCCGAAGCGCGCGTGCAGGAAATCGCCGGATGGGTTGCCAATTCGGCCGATAGACGACGGAACCGATGACGATGAGATAGCCCGCATCTGCCGTGCGTGGACTGATGAACTGCTGGCTGACCTTGAGAACATGGAGGTCGGCCCAGTCTACAATGGAACCCTTTCCTCGCTCATCCTCGTCTATCGGACCGATGATGAATCTCCGTTCAAATCGCTGAAGCACACCACGCGGATACGTGACTACGAGCCGTCGTTGAGGCTGATCGACAAGACAGTGGGAAAGCGAGCGATCGCCAACCTCAAGGGCGACGACTTCCGACGCTGGTATCGGGAGTGGGCGGCGGGCGGCCACATGAGACGCGCTCACGGCGCAATCCGCAAGTTGAGGGCCGTTCTATCCTATGGCGTCCAGCAGCGACTTCCGGGCTGCTCGGCGGCAAGGGAGATTCTGTCGCTGATGACGTTCTCAGCTCCAGAAACCCGAAAAGTGAAGATGGAGTACGCGCAGGCCAAGGCGATATGCGACGCCGCTCTCAAGGCCAAGCGTCCGTCGATCGCACTTACGCAGGCTTTCCAGTGGGACACCGGACTTCGCCGCATCCATATCATCGGCGAATGGATTCCAGTAGAGGAAGGAGACAAAGGCGGCATCATCCGCGGGAAAACAAAGTGGCAAGGGCTTACGGCCGCCGACATCGTCGACGACATCCTCACCGTACCGCTGACGGCAAAAATCAAGGTGGCGACACGTCATGATCTGACTGCCTGCCCGCTGGTCCAGCACGTCTTGAAGAAGGCATCATTGCCGAAGATGGGACCGCTGATTGTCTCTGAGACCACCGGACTTCCCTATCGAGAGAACTACTATGCGACCGACTGGAGAGCCATCGCCGAAGAGGCCAAGGTTCCGAGGGAGGTTTGGAGCATGGACACCCGGGCCGGAGCCATCTCGGAAGCTGAAGCGGCGACGGGAAGTCTCGATGCCGCCAGGAAGCTAGCGGGCCACACCAACGCCAGAACGACACTCGGTTACGTCCGAAACGACGATCTGGACAACAATAGAAAAGTCGCCAAGGCACGCTCGAAATTGAGGAAGTGACACGACACTGACACGACAGTGACACGGCTCAAATGCTGAATCGTAGAACAGCAATGTTTTCAAGCGGTTGTCTGGAGCGGGTAGCGGGAATCGAACCCGCGTATTCAGCTTGGAAGGCTGCTGCTCTACCATTGAGCTATACCCGCGCCGTGGGGCGTCCGGGCGAGGCGATGGTGGAGGGGGCTGGATTCGAACCAGCGTAGGCTAAGCCAACGGATTTACAGTCCGTCTCCTTTAACCACTCGGACACCCCTCCGTTTGCCGCCGGAGCCGTCCAACGCCGCAATTTCCGTGAGGCCAGCAGGCCACCCGAAAACCGCGAAGCGCCTTATGGCGGCAAGGCCGATGCCTGTCAACCGAGAGACAGGGCAATCCGCCTGCAATTTGCGGCTTCAGCCATATCCTTCGCCCGTGCCCCCGGCTATAGACAAGCGATGACCGACGATCGCAAGAGCCATACGCCCAAGGATAGCCATTACGCCCGGCTGCGCCGCACCTTTCGCGACCAGAAAGCGGCCCATGAAAGACCCAACGCCACGGAGCGCCCTCGCCCCGGCCAGACCTCGCCCGGCGAACCGGCGCCGCATGGGCTGGTTCGGATCTACGGCCTGCACTCCGTCCGCGCGGTCCTCGACAATCCGCTCCGCCGCATCTCGCGCCTGCTCGTCACCCGCAACGCCCTTGCACGGCTGGAGCTGCCGGAATCTCTCGAGCCCGGCTTTCCGGTCGAGATTGTGGAACCGCGCATGCTCGACCGGCTCCTGGGCGGAGATGCCGTTCACCAAGGCGCAATGATCGAGGCGGAACCGCTGACGCCGCGCGCCCTCGCGGAACTGCGTGACACCCCGCTGCTGCTCGTGCTGGATCAGGTCACCGATCCGCATAATGTCGGCGCCATCATGCGTTCGGCGGTTGCCTTCGGCGCGGGTGCGCTGGTGACCACGGCGCGTCACAGCCCATCCGAAGGCGGGGTGCTGGCCAAGGCCGCCTCGGGCGCGCTGGAGCATATCGACCTGATCGAGGTCCGAAACCTGGCCGACGCCCTCATCGAGTTGCACAAGGTTGGCTTCACCACCATCGGCCTCGATTCCGAGGGCCCGGCCGAGCTTGAGAAAAGCCTTGCCGGCGAACGCATAGCTCTTGTGCTGGGTGCTGAAGGCAAGGGGCTGCGGCAGAAGACGCGGGAAACCGTGAACGTGCTCGCGCGTCTCGACATGCCGGGGGCCATACGCTCCCTCAACGTGTCGAACGCGGCGGCGATCGCGCTCTATGCCGCGCGCCTGCATTTGCGCGGCGCTGCTGCCCTTGCGGTGTCGTGAAGTCGGGTTAGTCTGGCGGCACAATCGAGGACCGAACCGTGGGCGAAATCGTCACGCGTGCATTCCGCTGGGGCTTGGCCGGCATGTTGGTGGGGCCGGCTGCCGTCTACAGCCTTATGCTGCTGGTGCTCTATACCGACCCGTCCTGCAAGGCGGGCGTAAGCGAGAGCTGCAAGCTCGACATCGCGATCAATTTGACGCTGGGCGTCATATTCGGCTTTCTGCTGTTCTTCCTCGTCGTATTCATGCGCGGGCTGCTTGCCCGCATCCGCTCCGAGAAAATTTAGCCGATCCCTGTCACATGACGCAGGTAGAACGCCATCGCGACAAAGCCGATGGCGAAGGTAATGCCTGTCCAATCGACCTTCGCCGCTCGCGCCGACCGCGCGATCTGCATGAGGAGAAGGCCGATCAGCAAAACCAGAAGCAGGATAAGCAGAATCCGGATCATGGCGCACTCCGCAGGATGAAACGTCTTCCGGCTTGATATGGGCATCTACCCGCGCCGTTGCGAGTGGTACCCTTGATCCATGTCAAGGCATCCCCAAACGGGATTCAGCAGAGTGACGACAAACGTCACGGAGTTCCCGAAAATGCCTGCTGAAACCATCTTCACGCTTTGCCTCGTCCTCGGCGCATTCGTCTTTTTCGCGGGCGTGGTCGCCTTCACCGACCTCACCTGGAACAAGCAGCCTGCAAGGATCGACAAGCGGTAAGCCGCTTGGCGGAAAGGTTCGCCATATGACCAATCAGGAACTCATCTTCCTGCGGTTGTCCTGGGGATGGAGCCAGACGAACATGGCGGATCATCTGGGGCTGCCGCTGGGTGCCTATCAGGATCTCGAAAACCGCAAGGGCGATCTGCTGCCCGTCTATGCACTCGCCATCGAAAGGCTGGGGCTTGCCCACGCGTCCGCGATGCGCGACCCCGGCGCTGCATCGGGCACCGTCCGCCGCGAGGCGCTCGAATTGGCGAGGTTGCTGGCAGCCTGA